GTGGCAATCTCTGACACAGCGGCCAGGCAGGCCAAGCCCAAGGACAAGGCATATACCCTTCCAGACTCGCTTGGGCTTTCGCTCTATATAGCTACCAACGGCATCAAGAGCTGGCATTTCCGTTTTACTTGGCTTGGAAAGCAGGCGCGTATTTCGTTCGGGACATACCCGGAAACCGGCCTTAAGGAGGCGCGCGCACGTCGAGACGCTGCACGGGAAGACGTTGCTAGCGGTATTGATCCGCGCAACTCAAGGAGGGAGAAGAAGGCCGAGATGATCGAGGCCGGAGGCCGAACCTTTCGACGTGTGTACGACGAGTGGCTGGCATTCAGGAAGGGAAGTATTTCGCCTGGCACCTTCCGGATCATCAGCAACTTGATGGAACTGGATGTATTACCGGTGTTCGGTACAAGGCAGATCGACTCTATCAAGCGAGCCGACGTCATCAGCCTGATCCGCAAGATTGAGAAGCGCGGCTCGGTGGCCACTGCAGTGAAAGTAAGGCAACGGACTGGCCAGGTATTCAGCTACGCCATCGCCATCGGACTTCTTGAGGTAAATCCCACCGCCGAGATGCACGCAGTGACGGAAAAGATGGGTCAGCACAAGCCTCACCCCTTCCTTCCATTTAGCGAAATGCCGAAGACCATGGCCTCGATTCAGGCGTCCTCGTCAGGACACCAGCTTCGCGCAGCGCTTATGCTGATGATCTATACCGCCTCCCGCCCGGGGGAGGTTCGGCGCGCCGAGTGGTCCGAGATCGATCTCGACGCCTCCACCTGGACCACGCCCGCCGCCAAAATGAAAATGCGCAGAGATCACTCGGTGCCGCTGTCGACCCAGGCAGTCGATGTGCTGAAGAGCATGCTGCCCATCAGCGGGCACCTGCGCTACGTATTCACCAACCGCAGCGACCCGACAATGCCGATCGGCACTAACTACGCCAACAACGTTTTGGACGCCTGCGGGCTGACTGGCAAGCAATCACCACACGGCTTTCGCCATCTATTCTCGACGGAAATGAATGGACGAGGCCATAACAGGGATTGGATCGAGAGGCAGCTTGCGCACGCCGACAGCAGCTTCATCCGTGACGTGTACAACCACGCCGCCTATATTGAGCAGCGCCGGGCGATGATGCAGGAGTGGGCAGATCTGGTATCGGGCCGCGAATCCTGTGAATAGGTTACAGCTCGTCGCCTGAAATCGCGTAACGCCCAAACCTCGATTACTGTACACACATACAGTATCGGATAAGCATCATGAACGACATCGACGAAGACACCTCTGAGTGGCTTGGCTGCCCTACGCCCCTGGAAATGTACCAACACCAGTGTGCCCTGCTCGAGGACGAGCTCATCCAGACTGAGGCGATGCTGCGAAAGGCGCGGGCCAATGTGGCCGGCTTGGTGCAGATGAATGACCTGCTCGCCACCGGAAAAGCCTCAGCAGAGACCCGGTTGAGGGAAGCCCTTGAGCGCGCATCAGCAATCAACGATCGGGAGCCTAACAATGTGAGCTTTCGCCCCATCGATCTGGTTACCGGTCAGCGCGATGAACTGCTGAGGGAAAACCAGCGATTGCTGGGCGAGCTGCGCGACCTCAAGGAGGCTGCAGCAGCAGCAGCAGCAGCGCCTACTCGGCAAGCGCTTTGAGTCGCTGCTCAGTGGCCGAGTCAAATATCACGTAGAGCCGGTCTACTGTCGCTTCTGTCAGTGCGCGGGCCGACTCCAGGCCCAGCACGAAGCCCTCTGCCCTAGCGCCAGCCTTCGCCGCAACAATCATCGAGTCAGCCCGGGCAATCTGCGCCAGCAGCTTGTCAGCCTCGCGCTCGATCTTTGGGCTGAGCGTCATGCCTTCCATGCCGGTTCCCCTTTTCTAAAAGGGTCAAGGATAGCCCATTGCTAGAATTGGAGGCACTCAGGGGGCCACAGCCCTTACATACGCCTGGCAGGCCCGCAGCGCGATCAGTCCTTGGTCGCCGGCGTCGGTGATGGCGATAATTCTTTGAGCATGCGCTGGGTCAATTTGGGCTCGACGGGCTGCATGAACCACGCTGACGGCGCCGGGGGCGGTAGGCACGTCGCAGCCACTGGCTGCATCCTCGGCAAGGAGGACTGACAGCCGGACATCAGCAGTAGCAAGCTGGTCGCGCAGGCGAGCCTGGTTGCGCTGGGCATCGGATAATTCCTTGGTATGTTGTTGGTCGGAGGTGGCCAGGGCTAATTCGGTGGCCAGGCGCTTGTCCTGCTCGGTGCGTGCCTGGGCGGCAGCGGCATTGCTGATCGCCGCCAAATCTTCCTGGTGTAGGCCAGCCTGCTCGGCGAGCTGCTTGCCCATGCGCCAGCCCTGAACCTGCCAGGCCACGCCCGCGGCGCTGGCCATCAGCACCAGGATCAGCATCACCAGCCCAGCCAGCTTCTGCACAGGCGTCATGCCAGCACCTCTTTCGCCCGCTCCCACAGTTGCAGGCGATCGGCCAGGCCGGTGATCCCACCATTGATGCGCCGCGTGATCTTCGTGAACTCACCCTGATCCGCGAGCGTGTTGAGCCCCTTGGTGGACCAGAACCAGGCCGCCGACATCGCTGCGTGCTGGGGCAGCTCAAGCAACTCCGGCTTGGCGATCAGGTCCAGGCCCATCGCGTCCCCGCACGCCGCATAGTTGGCCCGGCCGGTGATCTGGATCAGGCCACGGCCACGATATTTGAAGCCGTCCCCTTTGACGATGTTGCCCAGGTCGGCACGGCCTTCGTACGTGAGCTGCTGCGCGGTGGGCCCCCAGATCTCACGCACGTAGCGCAACTGGCCGGACTCATGCCCAACCTGGGCGATGAATGCGGTGGCGCGCGCAGTGCCCACGATGCCGTAGCGGTTCATGGCCGTGTTGAGCGCAGTAACAAAAACGCCGGCATTGCGGCCGGCGTTCGGGAGGATCTGCAGCAACTGCTGCTCGGTGATCGGCATGGCTTTCTCCAGGCGAAAAAAAACCGCTCGATGGCGGCCGGTTCTGCGTTCACTTGAACGCGGGTTATTGGGCTGGCACAGCAAGCCAGTCCGGTGGAACAGGCCGGGCAGCTTGGTCAGGGAAGCCGGTGGCCTGCGGCCAAGTCCGCAGCTGCTGGATGTATAAGAGAAGGCCAGCGAACTGCTCGGCTGACAGCGACGTCGGCACGCCCATGTCCATCTCGTCCCGGTGCCGATCGCGCAGCCACCTGACGCGCTCAATCTCGGCGTCACGCCATGCCCGCTCATCGATGGCCAGGTCATCAGGACTGCGTGGCGGTTCCACGAATTCCCAGTCATTCATCACCGTGCCGCCTGTTGAGGCCGCGTATTCGTGAATGTCCACATCCGGTGCCACAACCTGTTTGTAGCCTTCCAGCGTCCGGATTATCAGCATTAGTTTTTACCCCCTGTGACAAATACGCTCATCAGCGTGAAGTCTCGCGTGCTACCACCAGGGACACCGGCCACTACACGCACTTTGTTCACTGTTCGAGTATTACCACCTGCTCCGTTTTCATACATGATCGATTGAACTGCCGAATCATCACAGGCCATGGCGACTACAACATACGCTGTATTATCCATAGGGCTTGCGAAGATGATGTCATAAATACCGGTTGTCACTTTCGTGATAGAGGCAACATTGAAATTGTTGATGATGGTTGGGCCAGAACCTGAAAAGAGCACAGAAGCTGTGATCAGTCCTTGCTTGCTGCCAGACACCTTGGAGTCAAGAGCGGCTTTCAAGTCGTCCTGTCCAGTTATGTTCCCGCCGATGTACCCCCAATTAAGCCCATGATTATGACCAGTGCCACCTTTTTCGGCGGGCAATATATCGTAGTTGCCGGTAGTGCCCAACGCCGCGAGCTTTGCCCCAAACTGATTGACCAATGCATTAAAAGCATCAGATAACATCTTGTCGTAGCCCTGCACTGGCATTATGGCGTAAGAAGCCCCACTTACCGTGGCGCCCTTATACGCTGGAAGAATCGATATAACCGTACCACTGGCTACGTTCGCTACTTCGTATGTCGCGCCATCCGGACCAACAAACGAATCTCCATTGCGACAGCTTGCAGCGAAATCAACATTGGCACCTACTACAGTAGTGCTCCCGTTTTGAACGGATACTGTTCCAGACCGTTGCCAAACCATATTTCTCTCCAGGCAATAAAAAACCGCTAAAGGCGGTCATCGAGTTGCGTTCATTTTTAGGCGCTCTAGGAAACTTTCTTGGCGAACACTACCGGGACGAACATATAAACACTAATGGCCGCACCAATTGCAAACATTAAAATCCTGTCGTTCTCGTACTCCCAAGAGCAATACAACTTAGACGCCCTTGTCGATGAACCGCCAACATCCATACCAATATTGTTCACCAACATGTAATCTCCCGAGGAAAGGCTAGAAGGTGCAGTCCAGTTGCCTCTGGTCAACCCCTGGCCAGTCTGACTTGAACCGAGAAATGTCCAGCCTGTGATGGTCCGTGTAAATTGCGCGCAGGGGGTGCCGCTATCAAACAAAAGGTTTTTCGACCCATCCCAGAGCCGCAATCCATAGTTCGCTACTTCTCTGGCTTTGAAAGCCGCACAAAAGTAGTTACCAACACCTCCCCCGAGGAAAGAAAAGCCCGTCCAGTTTCCCGGAGATCCGCTGATCGTGGTGTACTGGAATGTCGTTGATGCGTCAGGACGGACAAATACCAACGGAGGTTCTTGTGTAGTGATTGCGGGTGAGAATGTTGCACCACCTGAGTATCTCCCGGACTGCAAAACTACAAGTCTAGAAAATTCAGAGTCAAGCGCTACAACATCATTATTATTTTTGAACTCTAGTCCATAGGCCATCAGCGATACCTCATAACAAGTAACTTCTGAGGTCCAAGGCCGACAATGCCGTTCGGTTGCATTCTATTACCAAACCAAACTGTCACACCGTTAGTATTAACCTCTGGCTCATACTGAACAGCATAATTGTTTTGCGCAGTAGGGTCTTGCGGGTAGGCGCCGATCGGTATGCACACAGCAGAATGAGTCGCCGGCGACACTCCCGGAATGGAGATAAACGTGCTCCTGTTACCCCCAGTCACAAATGCGACTATCGCCGTGTAAACAATCCTGACCGTGAATGAAGTTTCATCAAGTTCAAGACTGCCAGTCGCCCCCCATATCCGCATCCCTGAACTCATTCTGTGAGATCCCCAATTTGAACCCGTTTGACATTGTTGACGTCCCAGAAACGCAACGACCTATTCGTCATTGTTGAGCGGCCCTGCCCCGGCACAATCCCGTTGATTTCAAAAGTGCCGTCCTTGTTGAGAATCCACCCCTGCTGACCCGCGATGTAGTTGGTCGAACTTATGTAGGCGCCAATCTTCGCGTTGGTGATCGTGCCGTCCTGGATGAAAGCCGAATTGATAAAGGTCTGCCCGCCGGTTACAGCGAATGGCGAAACAGGCGTTCCGCTCGCTCGGTTCAGCAACATGAACGTGTCGGCGCGCACAACGAACTGCGAAGAAACCCCAGAAGGATCCACCTGCAGGCCGAGCCCGAACGATGCTGCGTACTTCTGGCCGCCGGCGGTGGTCTCCATCTTCACTGACCACAGCGTCTGCAGTTGCCCGTTGGTGTTGGCCAGAGCCGATGACGTCTCTTGAATTGCCGAGGTGTTTTGCCCAACAGTCGCTTGCAACTGCGTGGTCTTGGTGGCCTCTGCCTCGATGGCAGTTGCTCGGACCTTGCTCTCTTGGACAATGGCGGCGGTGTTAGCCCAGCCCTTCAGTGCATCAGCCTTGGCACCACTGCCGCTATCATCCCGAGCAGAAGCACGCAGGGCGTTTGTGGTGCTGGCCTGGGCCGTGACCACACCGTCCAGTTCGTTGATATCGGCGGTGTTGGTTGCAACCTGCTGGGCAAGGCCGTTTGCCGTCTCAACCGACTGCCCAACGTCCAGCCAGTAGGTGGCATTTGGCGGTGGGTTGTTGACCGGGACATCCACCTTCGCCTGGTAGATGCGTTCCGCCTCCACCACCATCTGCCCTTTCAGGTACACCTGGGTTGGGACATAGCCGCCCAGGGCGTCGAGATCGTCGATCTGGTCCTGCAGGCCGTCCAACTCGCTGATCAGGTCCTGGCCAAGCTCAGTCTTGCTGATTTTGCCAGCAAGCATCCCCAGGATCGGCCCAGCATCCGAGCTGGCCTGACCCATCACTCCGTTCGCCACTGGATAGAACGGCCCGACGTTGCCGGTCCGGTCCACCAGGCGCGCCCAGAAAAAGAACTGCGCGCCGGCCGCTAGGGACTGCATGCGGTAGTCGGCCTGCGGATACGCCAGGTCGGCCAGCTTGGTTGCGGCGCCCAGGTCGTTCGCAGGGCCATACCATAGCTCGGTGCGCTGGGTGTCCTCAGCACCGGCCGGGAAGCCCCACTTGATGCTGATCCCGAACAGTTCGCTTGTGGTGGTGAGCGACGACACCGCCGGCGGCAGGCCGACCTTCCCTTCCAGGTTGGTCAGGTTGGAGCTCTTCCAGATCGAAGAGATCTCGAAGGCGCTCACCGACCGAACGCGGGCCACGTAGGCGCCCGAGTAAATGCCGGTGATGTCGACGCTGGTAGAGCCGGTGCGCTGTACTTTGACCCAGTTGCCGCTGTCCTTGCGCCACTCCACGTCGTACGCCACGGCCCCATTTACGGCAGGCCACGAAATGTTCATGGTGCTTATGGCAATGCCCTGGTTGACGGCGTAGCTCGACGTCAGCGTGACACTGGCCGGCGCCGGAACCACCGTGATCGGCACGACGCTGATGGGTCTTTCTTCCAGGCGCGCGCCGGTGTCAATGTGTGCAAACTTGCTCGGGTCGTACTGCACGGCCGAGATTTCAAACACTCCAGGCTCTGGGCGAGCCACGCTGGCCACGCGGTACAGCGGGATAGCCAGGTCATCGGCATCCAGCGCCCACACCAGTTCGCGCTCTGGCGGCACGGAGTAGGCAACGGTCACGGTCACCTGCCGGCCGCTGGCCAGTTGCACGGTGCGACCCTCGCACTTACCGTCTGGTAGGTTGAGGATCAGCCTGTCACCCGGCTTGGCCTGGGTGTCGCGGTCCAAGGTGATGACCTTGCCGCTCACCGCCGAGATCCGCCCTCCCACCGGCCGGCCCGCCAGCAGTTCGTCCGCGATCGGGATTACGTAGCCAGGGAGCGGGATGCGCCCATCCAGTCCGACCTTGAAGGTGACAGCCCGGTCCTTCGAGTTTGTGAGCAGCGCCCACTTGCCCCGGCGCTGGGCCTCGGATTCGCGGGTGCAGCCGATGGCACTGATCTCCAGCGGGTTGTCGCCGTAGCGCCGCTGCAGCTTGGCATCGGTCACAGCTGTGACATCGGTGTCGTAGTTGTTCAGCGGGTTATCGTAGCTGATCAGCGCCCGGGTGTAACGGGTGCGCTCCGACGCACTGGAATAGGTGAACTTTCCGTCGATGACGTTCGCCCGGGTGTAGGCAAAGTCGAAGTCGGTTGCGCGCGGCATATCTGCCAGGGTGAACACCTGGCCCTGGGCCCAGTAAGTCATGCCCCGGTAGATGGTGGAGATGTCACGCAACAGAGACCAGGCGTCAGCCTTGCTCTGCAGGTTCAGGTTGCAGATGAAGCGAGGCTCTTGGCCACCCTTCCCGTTCGGCACCAACTGGTCGCAATACTGCGAGATGCGGTACAGCTCCCACTTGTCCACCATCCATGGCTTGATGCGGCGGCCCAGGCCGAAACGGTCTGCGGTGGTGATGTCGTAGGTCATCCAAACCGCGTTATCGGTCCAGGCCTGCTTGAACGTTCCGTCCCAAACGCCGGAATAAGTACGCGATACCGGGTCATAGTTGCTCGGTACCTGCATCTTCTTCAGTTTTGTCTCCACCGTGACGGCCGGAATGCTGCGGAACTGCTCGGCGGAGAATTCGATGTAGAGCAGCGCAGTATTTGGGTAGCGGATCTTCGCGTCGATCACCTCGGTGAAGCCGGCGATCTGCATGGTGTCGGAGATTTTGTTGTTGTTCTGGTTGATGGTGAGGCGTGTGATACGCATCAGCCAGCCGGTGGTGGCTTTGGGCAAATCAATGCGGCGCGTACGCTCGTATAGGCTGGTGGTCTTGCCGTCTACAGCCTCGCTCAGCACCTGCTGATAGGCACCGCCATCGGTGGCCAGCTCAACCTTGTATTCGATCCGGTAGCCATTGACGTTGCCGCCAGAGTCCACGGACTGAAGCGCAGGCCACGCAAAACGAACACGCACAGCGGAAAGCTGGGTATTGCTGATGGCTCGTACCCACGGCGTCCCGCTGCGAAGCTCGGTACTGATCGTGGTCTCGTTCTCGATCGAAGGGATGCCCTGGATATAGCTCTGGTCCACGGCCCCGGTGCGCCACTCCCACTTCACGTTCGGGAAATTCATGTTGCCCTGGGGATCTTGCAGCGGCGTGTTGTCGAGGTAGATGTCCTTGGCGGTTGGTGTTCCTTCGAACTCACCCTCCCCTACAGCGATCAGCATCTTGGCGATAGCGACAGAGCGCAGGCTGTCCGGCGCCTCGGTTGGCGTTTTTGGCTTATCGGAGCCGCCCTTGGCGCCGTAGATGTCGAGCTTATGTGCTGCGCCCATGCTTTTCTCCAGGCAATAAAAAACCGGCTCATGGCCGGCGCGGTGTTACGAGTTGTCGTTACATCTGGTCTTCGGCATAGATGGCAGCGCTGATGATTGCACCGCCAACTCGGCGCTTGCCGTAGCAGAGCGGTACCGGGTTACCCGACGCAGTGGTGTTCTTGGCGCTGCCGAAGGCGTAGCCGGGGGTGTTCTCGGGCGCGGCGCTGGTCTTCAGGCCGCCGGCCTGCGGGCTGAGCATCTGGATTACACCGCCCAGCACCATTGAACCACCCATCATTACCAGGGCCGAACCGAACGGCGCGCCAGCGCCAAACGTGCCGCCGGTGATAACAAGGCCTACAACGATCAGTACGGCGCCGATGATGGTTTGCAGAGCTCCGCCGCGTTTACTCCCGGTGATGACCGGTGCAATGCGAATATCTCCCCCGCCAGAAAACCCTAGCTCCTTCTCTGCCAGGTTCGTCTTCCCTCGGAATACGGCGAACTCAATCCCCCTTGATTTGGCGTTCGACAGGAAACGTTCGAATCCAGGGATCTGCACACACAGCGCCTTGACAGCCTCTGCAGGTGACTTCACAGCCATGCGGAAGGACCGGCCAAACTGTCGAAGCCGACCGTAAAGCAGAATCGTGGTCATGGGCTGATAATTGATGGCGAGTGCGGCCATTGAGTTTTCTCCGGACAATAAAAAAGCCCGCCAAAGCGAGCTTTTGATGAAGTAGTTGGGGCTATAAGCAGCCTTGCAGCGCGGCCAATCGCTTATTCGCAATCCAGTTGCCGACCACCACGTAATACTTCGCTTCGGCTCCTGCCCCTTTCGGCTGGATGTCAACGAAGTATTGCGATCCCTCGGTGAACACGGTGAATCCGGTATCTCGCCCCGGTTGAAGCGTCGCACCGGGCGTGCCACCGAAGATCGGCTGGTTCTGCCATTCGTACTGAACGCACTTTGCCAATGCGGCGTCGGTCTTCTTCGAGGTCAGTACCTTGTACGGCCCATCCTGGCGCGCCTGATTCATCGTCGGCGCCATGCACCCCGCCAGCATCGCCACCGCTACCGCCGCTATCAAAATCCGCATGTCGTTCCCTCGTTTAGATATGGCAAGACTTTATCACCAACAACGAAGCAACACGAAAACCTCACATATGCGTGGCTCTTGGGGTTCACAAGAGGTTAACCGGCATTTAGTCGACGTGATATTTGCGTCTGACTTCGCCAAATGTAAGCATTGAGACATTGGCAATGTTTCCTTGCGATGATTTCCCGATAAGATGAACGTCAAACCCTAGCTGAAGGTTTTATAGCGCCCACTCAATTGCTAAGCCACCTGCGTAGCGAACCTACCCACGGCCTCAACCACGCGCTTGGCTCCATCTTGAATTTCAACAATGACTTGGCCTGCCTGGGTGGCAAGGTCAAGGCCTTGCTCGGCTTGGGATTTGCTATTTGCCATCTCCGCGACGGTTTCATCTACCAGTTTCTGATTCTGCAAAACAACCGACGCGATTTCTTCAGTCGCCGTGCTGGTGCGCCCAGCCAACTGGCGAACCTCATCAGCCACAACGGCAAAGCCTCGACCTTGCTCGCCTGCGCGAGCAGCTTCAATCGCTGCGTTTAAAGCCAAAAGGTTGGTTTGCTGGGCGATACTACTGATTGTCTGAATAATGGAGCTGATCAACAGCGACTGCTTGCCCAGCGCTTCTACTCCCCCGGAGGCCGCCTGCATGTCAACGGCAATTTTGCGCATTGTATGCATAGTATCGTTGACTACGACTGCTCCTCGCTGTGCGCTGACATCAGTTTGCTGAGATATTTCAAATGCTGTTTGAGCTGCACCGCTGACTTCTTGCTCGCGGGTCACCTGATCGGATACTACCGTCGCGAACTTAACCACTTTGCAAAGTTTCCCTTCGGTGTCGTAAACCGGGTTATAGGTTGCCTCCAGCCATACCGTTTGGCCGCGGCTGTCTATACGTTCGAATCGGCCAGCAACGAACTCACCCCTGTTCAAAGTTGACCAGAAATCCTTGTACTCTTGGGAAGAAACTTGTTCTGGTTTACAGAAAATACGGTGGTGGCTCCCTTTCGCTTGTCCCAGGCTATAACCCATGGCTTGTAAAAATTGATCGTTTGCCATTAGTACATGCCCAGAGAGATCGAACTCGATTACCGCCGTAGAACGTAACAACGCCTCAATGAATGAAGCATTTTCTGAGGCTTTTTCAACTCGTGACGTAATATTTGTCGCATAGCAAGTGACATGACTCAATTGGCCGCTCGCATCCATGATCGGCTGCCAATGAGCATGAATCCACACCAATGAACCATCAGCATGAAGGTACCTGTAATCGTCAGTTATAGACTTGCCTGCAGCAACTGCTGCTCGGAAGTTATGAAAGCACGGCAACTGGGAGACGTACTGTGGAACAATCTCTGCCATGGCACGACCTAGAAGTCGATCCGGAGGGTACCCCAACGCCGCTCCAAAGTTTTCGTTGCATCCCGTAATTTTAAACGTCGAGTCAATACTCAACGTCAACATTTCACGGTTCAGGCCATCGCGTAGCTGGCGTAGCTCAAACAATTCGCTTTCTTGTGATTGAAGCTGCTTTTTAAGCTTAGCGTTGAACATAGGAAATCGCCTCTCAGGTCATAGCAATCCTATCGGCACCTCCTTGCGCAAATTGAGGGCATCCGAGGAAAAACAGTTTTGCTACGCAAAGCGGAGTTAAACAAAGCCGTTGCGACACTCTGAAGCTGAAGAACTCGATCTCACTGTGCCTATATGGAAACTTTATGGTTCTGCGCATCTTTGTGCCTGAGGATCAGGCGTGTCCGGTCATTCCAAGGGCCGCCGTAGACGATTATCTCGGACGGCCTGCCGTACAGGTGGTGCAGCAGGAACGGGCCTGGCCCGAACGCGCCGGAATCTTCGCCGGGCAGCGCAGGATCGATACCCAGGTAAATCCCGGCATGGTTGGGGTGAACAGTCCGCCCGACGTGCATGACGATCAGATCACCGCGCTCCGGCCGGTCTACGCGCACGAAGCCGGCCGCCTCGTAGTGCTTCTCGTACAAGCTTGCGTTTTCCGCGCTCTCCCACCAACCGTCGGTGCGCTGAAAGGTCTCGAATTCAAGGCCCCACTCGCGGGCATACCAGTCAGCGCAGACCTGCCAACAGTCCCATGCGCCGTGCACAAACGGGCGCCTGAGCAGCGGCGTGCTGCCTGTTGGCGTGATCGTCCGCAGGTCGCCTTCGGGCCAACTCAGGATGTGCCAAGGCACGGCCGTGGCCTCGCACATGGCCAAGTCATGCGGCGAAGGCCTGCTGGTAGCGTCCGGGTGCGAGTGAACGATGCCGACCACCTCGCCCAGGTCTTCCGCTGCAGCGTAGTCCTCCGGATCAAGCCGGAACTCTTCGTTCGGCTCCGTGGCGATGTTCCGGCACGGGAAATACTTCTGCTTGCGCCCGATGGCCAGCAGCAGGCCGCAACACTCTTTCGGATACTGGGCCGCCGCGTGCGCCTGGATCGCCGCGATAATGTGCTTGCGCATGGTCAGCTCCGGGCAATCAGAGAAACGGCGGGGAATCCACCGAAGGATAGTTCGTTGTTCTCGCCGAAGCGCAGCTTGCAGGAAGACAGGCAGCCCTTGCACTGGTCCATTGCCGGGTCATCCGTGGGGTTGTCCTCGTCGTCGAACATGGCCGCGCCGGTGTAGCCGCAGTCTGGCCCCCGGTAGCCGTTGGTCATGGCCCAATGGCAGAACGTCGTCATTTGGCGCCCTGGAAGCCCGTGGTTGTCGATCTCGCCCGGGGAGGACAGCTCCCAGACGACCGCCTCGCCGTCCTCGCTTGTTTTCTGGTCGATGTACCAGATCTCCAGCGCCTCCTGGGTCGGGTCGGCGGTTGGGTTGCCGTCAGGAAAGTTGGTTGCGTCCAAGTACTGGGCCAGGGTCTCGCGGACCGTCAGCTTGAACTTGAGCATGTCCTCGAAGGCCAGGCACAAAGCTGTAACCCGTCCATTCACATTGCCCGCGGCGAACGTCGGCCGAGAGGCGGTGCCGTCGCTGCTCGAGGAGATACCCTCAATCTGCACCGGCCAGGCCGCGTACTCCTGGCCCTGCCAGATAATCGACTTGGCTGGTAGATCATCTACGGAGCCCTCGTAAGCGAGTAACTCCTCTGGAGTATGCGGGATGGCATGCCCGTGGAAGCGCAGGTAATCGGCGCCATATTCCGTCCCGTCAATTTCAAACAGGCGAATCTCGCCGCCGGGCTCCAGTTTCTGGATGTCCGTGATCAGTGCCATGGGCAGTTATCTCAGGGATGAAAAGTTTGCTGGAAAGTCGCAGTGATGGCGTATACCTGGCCGCCGCGGTGCACAGGCTTGTAGCCGTTGCACTTGTAGAGGCCAAGCTCACCCAGGGGCGGCTCCCAGAGGAAGCCCTTCGCCCCTTTGTGCCGGTCGAGGAACGCCATGATCTCCTTGATTCGCCCCTTCAAACCGGTGAAGGTCACCGGCCAGGATTGTGATCGGTTGTTGAGGCCATCCTCGACCGACTGCTCGTAGCCATCTCCGAACTTCTTGGAGCGGACGCGGAGGGCAATATCGCCCTCCGCGCCTTTCTCCGTTGCCCAGATGAATCGTTCAATAGCCATCATCGCCCCTTGATTGCGTTGTTGATCACACCGCCCTGGCGCATGTCCCTACTCCGCAGCTCCTGATACTTCTGCTCTACGAACGTCGCCAGTTCCTTGCCGAAGAGGTCATAGCCAGGCGCGTCAGCGGTTGACGATGCGTTTCCGTCATCGTCGATGTGTACTTCGACATTGATCTGCGTTCCGCCAGCCCCGCCGCCGCCCATGGCCATAACCCCAAGCTTGCCGCTCGACGTCCGGGTCAGCGGCATGATTGCTTCCTCACCAGCTTCACCCATGACGCCGGTCTTGCCGTTGGCCATGCCAAACGCCGTGGGCTTGCTGACGATGGAGTTCGTGAATGCACCGCCGTCGGCGAACATCTGCACACCGCCCGACCACGCGCCGCCCTCGGCTTGCGGGAAGTAGGTGTTGGAGTAGCCGGCCGAAGAGGCGCCGAGGTTTGACGATGTAGCGCCAGCAGACCCGGCAGCCAGCCCATTGCCGCCGCCAGCAGCACTACCTCCGAGGTAGCTTGCCGCCGCACCAACCAGACTGCCCAGCAATGCGGAGCTGGCTTGGCGGGTCGCGATACGCGCCATGTCGGCCAAGATCGATTTGGCGAAGTCCGAGAACGACGCCTTACCGGTCATGGCAAAGTTAACGATGGAATCCTCCATGGAACTGAAGGCGTTGCCGAACAGGCTTTTGGTTTGCCCGGCGATGTTGCGCGCCGAATCCAGGTAGTTATCCCAGGCTGCCGTTGCGCCCTTCGTCCAATCGCCCTGGGCGTTCTCCACATCCGCATAGTTCTGCCGGATCTGGTCCGTCGCGGCCTTGTTCGCATCGGCAAGCGCCTGCGACTTCCGCTTGAACTCTTCCTCCGACATGTTGCGCGACGGGTCAGACTTCTGGTTGGCCAGCTCCAGCGACTGCTGAGCAAACCGGTCTTGCTGGCTATTCAGTTCGCCGCTGAGCGCGTTTTGGCGATCGCCCTGCCCCACGCCGAGCACTGCGCGCTGGCCCGCCAGTTCCAAAGCCCGCTGTTGCTGCCCCAGCGCCTGCACGTAAGTGCTGATCGCCCGTTCCTGCTTGGCGAGTCGCCCGGTCTCGTTGGTCGCCAACACCTCAAGCTGGCTGTCGGCATCCTTCTGCGCCTTGACCATCCCTGCACGCGCGTCGGCGATCTTCTGGTCCAACTGGATGCTTTGCGCAGCCGACGTGGACTTCTTGCCTTTGGCGGCCTCAAGCGCTGCAATCTCTGCCTCGTAGGCGGCCGTCGTCTGGTCGAGTTCGTTACCGATCAACGCCTGCCGACGTAGAAGGTAGTCTTCCTCGGACAGCAGGCCAGCCTTCTGCGCCGCCTCCAGTTCCTTCTGGTAATTTTTGTAGGTGTCGGTGATCGCCGCCAGGTCGTTCTTGGCATTGTTAAAGCTGGACAGATCGACCTGAGTGCCCGCAGCTTTCGGGTCTTTGAACTTGTCGTTGATGTTGGCAATATTTTTATCGACCGTGGCCTGGGCCAGGCGCGGGTCATTCGGCGCTACCTTACGAATATCGTCGAGTTGTTTTTTGTAGTCCTTGAGTGCGTCGGCCCGCTTCTGCTCATTCGTCCAGGATGATTTCGTCAGAGCATCAATCTTTGCCATGGACGACACTGCTTCGCCCTGGGCCTTGGCCTGCTCACCCTCCCACTTAGCGATATCGGCCTGGGACGCTTTCTCATCCTCCAGCATGTTCAGACGGTTCTGCCGGAACTCTATCAGTGCATCCTTGGACTTCTTGTTCTGGAACAAACCGTCCATGCTCTGCGCTTCAAGAAGGTCAGCTTTCGCGCTTTCGATGTCCGAATTGATGTCGCGTCGGCCGATATTTTTGATGCCGTCAGCAGCGCGCGCGACTGCGTTGTACGCCTTTTCCCAAAGGCTTAGGTTCGCCAGAATCTTTGGCGTGCGCTCGTTTATCGCATCAGCATAAGTATCGGTTGCGAGCTTTACCGCAGCGGCGTGATCGCCTTGCTTCTCCAGAGCGACGATTTGGGAGTAAACCGAGGCAGTTAGGTAATGATACTGCTCGTTCAGCGCTGCGGATGCCTTTACCGGATCGTCAGCAAGTTTGACGAACTCGGACACCGTCTCGCTGACGGCCTTGCCGGTCGCCTCCTGCATCGAAACGGCGGCCTGGGTGATGCCCGCAAAACTCTCGCCGGCGATCTTGCCGTTATCCGCCAGCATCGCCAGTACCGCAGCGGCCTGGCCTGTGGTGCCCACGGTCGCGCTGACTTGGCGCGCCATGTCGCCCAACTGCCCAGCGCTAACCCCTGCATAGTTGCCGGTAAGGATCAGCGACTTGTTGTAGCTGTCCTGTTCTTCGCTGCCTTTGTGGTAGGCATACGCTAGGCCACCCACGGCAGCCGTTGCAAGCGCCAGGGGCGCCAGGATGGCAAGCAATCCAGCAGCGCCTGCGCCGGCACCCGCACCCAGTTGAGCAACGGCGCGCACGCCGCTACCCCAGTCACCCGACGAGAGCGCATTACCCAGCTGAACAACGTTTTCCTGCGCCTGGCGGGTGCCGAGACGAAGCTGGTCGAAACCGGTGGTAGTCTTTTCGAGTTTGGCGTAGTCCTTGTCGATCTTACCCAGGGCGCTGTTGTACTGGTCCTGGCTGATTCGGCCCTCGTCGAGGTGCTTGCCCAGCTGCTCGACTTGATTGTCCAGTTTTGCCAGCGCGGCGCGGGCCGGGTCAATTGCTCCCAGCAGGCTGTTGAGGGCCTTCTGCTCATCCATGGCCGACTTGGCCAGGGCGATCTGCTGCTTATCGAGCTGAGCCGAGATCTTCGCCGCCTCGGCCTCGCCATAGGCGCCGGTCTTGGTCAGCTTGGCGAGTGCATCACGCTGCTTTGCCAGTTCCTGGGTAGTTTTGGCGCTGGTGGACAGCGACTTCTCCAGAGCCTGCATTTCATTCATCAGCGAAACGGCGGACTGCTCGGCCCGGCCGCCAGCCTTCGCCATTTCATCCAGGCTCGTTTTTGCCTGGATTGCATCGGCCGAGTCGATCTTGACGCCGAGTTCTGCAATGTTCATCGACTCACCTTGAATAAGAGCCCGTGGTTACGGGCTGTTTTGCCTTTCCTCCGCCATGACGCGCAGGGCTTCGCCTTCCAGCACCTGAAGGTCAGGGAAGATTTCAGCGAGTTTCTTTTTCTTGATGCCGAGGAAGCCGGCCACGTCGCGGATGCAGCTATAGTCGAGACCGATAGCGCCGCCGGCGCCTGCTCGCCACTGGGTGGACATGCGATTGAAAAGGAGGAAGGCCGGCCAGTTGCAGGGCCAGACCTCCACTTCTTCAACCAGGTCACCAGGGGCAAGACCGAACATGCCGATTACCGTGTCCGGCACATCTGGCGAATACATCGCGCGGGCGGCGTCGGTCAGTTTCCCAGGCGGGCCTGGTTGTATGCGCCTTCGTAGGCCTTAACGACCGCCTCGGCGGCACCCTGGCAGGACTTCACGAATGCGACGATGTTGTCGTCGTTGTATTCGTCGTCGAAACCCCAGCCGATTACCAGGTCCTTGATTTGTTGGGTTTGCTGCTCGGTGTCCACGGCGACCACTTCCGACCAGGACGGCTTATCGCCTAGCGCGGCCCGCGCCTTGTCCCGCGCCTCGTTCCACTCATCGAATAAAGCGGCAAGCTCGGCGCGATCCCGGTACTTGAAGGTGAACTCAACCTTCTCGGGCGCGCTGCCGACGATCGGGATCAGCACGGGCGCATTGAACGTAGCCTTTTGCGCAATACGGATCTTAGCCATGGGTTACACCGCCGCCGTCAGGTAGCGGGTCGGCTCGGCCTGCAACGCCAAGCTGACGGTACGGGTCAGCAGGTTGTTGCGGGACACCGCTGGCTGTTTGGAGAACGACGTGTAGGTGCCGTACAGCAGGGAGTCGTTACCGGGCAGGTTCAGGCGCGCCGCTTCGATCTGCTTGCCGGCGTCCGCCTTCAGCAGCACCCCGTTGAACGCCTGTGCCGGATCGTCGGCGATGGTGAGCACCATACTTGCTGCCGATTTGTCGGTGGGGATCTGCTTGCCCTGGTCATCCTCGAGGAACACCACATCCAGGTAGTTCTGTTCGCCACCGGAGAAGGCTATGTCGGAGATTTGCGGGATCTGCACCCAGGTCAGCACCTTGCGCATCGTGCCTGCGCCACCAGCGACCGGATAGACCTGCGTGTCGGTAGTGTCGATGCCTTCTAGGGTAATCGCCGTGGCCGTGGCTGCCTTAACGCGCACCACCTTGCTATCCAGCTTGCTCCAGCCAGACGTCAACAGAACAATATCGCCGGCAGCGATGGTGCTGCCGACAACAGTGGCAACGGCATCGGCGGCGTTGCTGATAGCAGTGAACGCCAGTGCGGTCGCGTAGGTTGCGGCGTGCTGGAAGGTGCCGCCGTTCGGGAGTTTGTAGCCCATGGGGTATTTCCTCTTTGCAGATGTGAAAAAACCCGCTCAATGGCGGGTCTCTGAGTTTGCCCAATGGGCGGGATCAGTTGGTGTCGGCTCGGTACAAGAACGAGACAGGAACGGTATAAGTTGAATCGCCTGTGATGCCGGGCCCTGGGTCAACTGGCGACATGGTCACCACGGTGACTGCGCCCTTCGTGTCCCTGGCATATAGCGGGAACAGATCTGTCAGTTCTGCTGCGATTGGATTCGTCTTGGCCTTGCCGGTACCGGCCGGCGCGATGATGCTCACCTGGAACACTCCGGTGAACAGCCGGTGATCGCCGCCGAGCGTGTTGCTCGCTGTATCGCCCGGAATTGTGAAAGCACGCAAATACGTCTCGCCTGCCACCGGCGTGTAGGCCGTGTTCTCGAACACGATCTTCAGCTTCTCCGACCTGGCAGCGTTCCAGGCGATGAGCTTGGCCTCGTAGATCGAGGCGATGATTGCGTGACTCATACCTGGTTGTTCCTGATGGCCTCCAGCACGATCTGCTGGAAGCGAGCCACGGTTACCCGGACCATTCCAGATGGTGCTTGGCTTGAGTGTCCAAATTCCAACGGAATTGCGTAGGGCAAGTTGTTGATGATGTAGGCCATCTGGCCGGCGGTGAAGTCGCTCATTGCAGCGACCAACGCAGCTGTGGTTTCGGCGCCGCTCGGGTCTACCTCGTCGAAGGTGACGCTCTCGACCACGCCCAGCGAGATATGCCAGTTCGCGCGGAACCGGCCGCCGACGTAGCCTTCAGGCGCGACGATATCCATGCCGTCGTTGAGCTTGCGGCCCTTCTTCAGCCTGCCGCCTTTCGTGAGGTTGGCCGGGTCACTGCGCAGCGCGCTGTTGTGATCGTCGACGGCCTTGTTGTACTGCGTCGCCACAGCGTTCTGTGCCCATATCTCAGGGTTACCCACGGGAGACATCCGGATCAGGCTGCTGCCGACCTCGATGATGATCTCGCGCACACTGGCATCGATGGCTTCGCTGGTCTGCGCGGCGAACTCGGCCAGGCTCAGGGCAAAGCTGCCGGATTGGGTCGCCATGTCATTTCCTCAGTTGCGCCGTCCACGTTGCATCAGCAGGGTCCGCAGACACGTTCATCACCCGCAGCCCGTTGACGATATCGCCAATGGCCGGGGCAGCCGGTACTGCTGTCGGCACACCGGCCTCAGACACGAACAGTTCGTTTTGCAGCACCAGCAGCTTTTTGTCGGTGGTGTGGATGAGGGAACCGTCGATTTCCTTGGATAGGTAGCTGCCCAAGACGCCGCGCCCCACGTACGTGACGGTGGTCTCGGGCGTTTCGCCACCCAGATCGGGGTCATACTCGCCTGCAACCTTGCGCACGCCTGTCACCGGTTTGACTGCGTCGGCCAGGCCATCAGGATCATCGAACGCTTCGGCTATTTCAGCCTGGATCTCTTCACGCATGCCCAAGGTCAGATCCTCTTCAGCATCATCACGCCGGAGCGCGTGATCCACGGCGCTAGAAGGGCCATGGCGAAGTTCACGCCCGCCGACTGATCAGTTGAGCCAGCCACGTAGGTCTTGCTCACCGATGTGCCGGACTGAGCCGAGACCGTCTTGCTCTGCACTTCCTTCTGCGTTGCTGTGAACAGCTTGCCCGCCGCTGCCTCTTTGGCAACCTGGGCGCCGGCTGTTTTGATCTCGGCCGGAACCGGATCAGGAACAGCCCGCTTAATCTTGGCTGTGATCCAGGCATTGGCCATGGCCACAGCAAGGACCGGATCACCGGTGCCGGCCCAGTCAGGACCGAGCTGGGCGTCAACATCGGCAACGGTGATGAAGTCGGTCATGTGCTTGTCCTTATTCCGCTGGCACCAGGGCCTGCAGGTCTTCTTTCCTGGCGGACGGGTCGAAGGCAATGCCCTTCTCGGTCAGCCATTCTTTCAGCTCGGGGACCTTCATTTTCAGAGGGTCGGTTTCTTTGCTCTCTGGCTCCTTGCCGTCGGACACCTTGATGCCGGCCGATTGGTAGGCGTCGAAGATGTCCGGGGCATCGCCATCGACCTCCACCTCGGTAGCGGAGCCGATGACACCGAAGAATTCACTCAGCAGGCGGTAGCACACGCCGCGCTCTTTGCCCGGCTTGTCCGTGTAGATCACTTTCATGAGTCACCTCAAAAGCTCCCCGGCGCCCATGAAGACGCCAGGTTGTGTGGGCCGGATTACGGCGTGGTGGTACCGCTGATGACAGCGGCGAACGGGACTTGCTTGCGGCTGAACACGCGCTGCCAGTTGCCTGCGGATGCGTACTGAGTCGCGGTTGGGCTGAGGTTCTGAGCTTCGGAACCCTTCCAGCTGAAGCCGGCAGGCTGGAGGATGTAGGTCTTCCGCTCCCACAGCACTTCGGCACCACCACCGTTACCGCCGCCAGGCTTACGCTCCAGCTCTACCGGTACCTTCGGCGTGCCTTCGCCGTAACCGAAAGCGCCCTGGCCGAAGAACACAGACAGGTACTTGCCCGCGCCATACACCAGGGCATCGTCCATGAATACTGGCTTGCCGAGGTAGGTGGCCAGGATGATCTTGCCGTCAGAGTCACGCAGGTACTCGATGAGGTCCTGCTTGACCATCTGGTTCATCACCACCGAGTGCACGCCGATCGCGCCGAACTGGTCAGCGGCATCGCCGGCGGTAAACGCTGCATCCTGGAAGGCATTCGCACTGATGGTCGCACCGGCGTCGATGACCATGTCACCACCGTTGTTCGCGATGTTCGAGGCGATGATGCCGCGAGCCGCGCCCAGGGTGTAACGCTGCCACTGGCGGGTCCAGTAGGTGCCGAAACGGTTGCGGATCTGCTGCTGAGGCTCGCTGTTGGCCAGTTCAGCCGTCAGGTCAGCCACGCCGTAACCTTTGTTGAGGTACAGGACTCGGGCACGCATGCTGTCCTGGGTGACTTTGCCGACTTCGCCCTGGTCATTCGGGTCGTCGTTGCTGATGTTCGGCGCTTCATCGGCGTTGAGATCCTGCCAGTAGCTGATCTCGGCGGTGCCCTGGCTGCCGGAAGCGATCGCATCCAGCACGGGGGAGCGAGTCACGATGCCCGACTCATAAACAGCGGTCTTTTCCGGGCTGTTAACCGGCGCCAGGGAGGCGTAGTAGTCGCCGACGAAGATGTCGGTCAGTTGGGTAGTTGCCATGGATTAGGTTCCTTTGGTGGCCTGGATTTTCTTGAAGAGCTCAGGGTTGTCACGTGCGATCGCAGCGCGCTCGGTTTCCGTGTACTCGCCCCACTTTTTCGTGGCCTTGCCACCATAGTCGCCGGTCTGCCCGGCACCCTGAGCCCTTGGCCACAGGTGTGTTGCTGTTTCACGCAGAGATTCCGCCCATTCGAGCGGCGACAGCGGGGTTTTCCCGTCCTTCCCGTAAACGACCTCGCCGTCACGGTCGGTGGCAATCGCCTCACCGTCTTCACTGAGTTTGAAAGTGCCCCGGGCGCGCAGGATGATGTCCTCGGCAGCCTCTGGGAGCGCGCCAGCCTTGATGGCAGCAGCGCGGATGGAATCGGCCAGCACCTTGTCGCTGTACTTGGCAGCGAATGCTTCTGCCTTGTCGGCGCGCTCGTTGGCGGCCTTGATTTGTTTCTCGGAATCGGTGCGCAGGCGTTCGGTGCGGCGATTGATCACCTCGTCGAGCTTGCCCTCGGCGATCAGTTTTGTTTCTTCGTCCTGGCCCACCTTCGCGAGCAAGCCTTTCACCGCATCAATATCCAGGCCTTCGAATTGACCTTTCAGCTTGTCCAGTTCGGTCTTGATGGTACGGTTAGAACCGAGCAATTCCTGATTCTTGGACTTGAGCCCGTTTACTTCTTTGTCCAGATACTCCTGAACCTTTCCGCCAAGCGCCTCCTGGAGAGCTGCGGTCTGAGTTTCGTCGAGGGTGAGGCCAGCGGCGGCCGGGTCAAATTCAAATGGCATGGGTATCCCCTGGGGATTGGTTGGCCCGCCTGACGGGCATAAAAAAACCCCGGCATAGCCGAGGTTCGAAGACGTCAGAAAAATACTTAGCAATACCTCTGGCGATTTTCTTTTATTTGGATTATCTTTATTCAATAAACCAAATAAAGGAAATGACCATGAGTAAAAATGTCCAGTTCATACTGAACGATCAGGAAAAACCGGTTTTTGCTGTACTTCCCTACCAAGCCTATCTTGACCTGATAAAGGATAAGGACATCCCTGAAGAGTTGACTGTTGCGTCTAGCCTGATCAGCTCAGACGGACTCAAAATTCGGCTTCCACATGGCGGCCCAGGCGCTGAGATTGATCTTATTCGTTTGGTCGATTATTGCCGCCGGAGCGCGACAGTAAGCATGTCAATCAATGCACGCCAACAGACTTTGGACAAATTCTCGTCCAATCAAATGGGCTCTCTTGAATATTTGCTTCGTACTCAGTTTCTTCCAAAAGACTCGCCCTATAAAAATACGATGCAAGCAACGTCCGAAGTGGTAGATGCCCTTGAGCAAACCGGAATATTCCGGCGCTCCAAACGCGAGTTTCCTGGTTATTACCGCCCAGTTCTCTCGATCGACTATCTTCCTGATCAAGGTGACGAGTTTATGAGCGGTCGGAAGCTTCCACTTTTCAACAAAATCGATGTTCATCACTGGATCCCCGTCAAAGAACGGTGAAATCACTTCGAGGAAACCACACTTAGTCCACGCATGACTAAGTAGTCCGCGAACTGCGTCCTGCTCGGCGCGTATGGCGGGGGCCGCATGCGGAGGCCCGGCGTGTCTCGGTTGAGGCGCGTGCGCCGGCCGTTTGGTTCGGTGCAGTGGGTGGGCTCTTCGATTTGGAAGCCCTGCTCGGCGGCGTACAACTCGACCGCCAGCCGCACCTGGCCCCATTCAAGCTCAAAGGGCACAAATGTCTCGGAAAGCGTTTGGTATTCGATCTTGCAGTCACGTCGGGGCCAGGCCATTGCCTGCATAGGATTGGCCTTGCAACCCTTCCACTGGCGACCGTTGATATCGGCCGCAGCGCGCAGCAGCAGTTCGATCTGGTCAGCCTCAGCTTCAGGTATATGGAACCCGTAGTAGTCGCGGTAGAAGGACAGCTTCTCCAGCGGCACGAAGCTATTAGCGTCTGGCCTGCCCTTCCCGTCCTCGACGATGATCTGCATGTGCTATCTCAACCTGGCTGAGCGCCGAGTGTAACGCCCGCTCGGGTGAACATGTCGGGCTCTGCATCCTTCAACTGCGCAAGCGTCAGCGGCTTGAACGATTTGTCGAGCTGCAGCTTGGCGAACTTCTCCGGGGTCAGCCCTCCATCGCGGAACAACTTGCCCCGGACCGGCCCGAGGGCATGATCCTGGAAGCTCGCCGGTTGCGTTGCCAGCCACTCGTAATAATTCAGGCCTGCGTCGACCTGTGCCCCGCCGTTGTCGCCAATAGAGGCACGCGTGGCGTCCTCGGCGAACATCTCCGAAAGCCTGGTGGTCGGCACCGTGGTTGACCGGCAGTTGATATGCGCTGGCGGCAGCGGGCCTTTGCCCAGGTCGAAACGCATGCCATCCAGGCCCTTGCACTGCTGCGATGTCTTGCGGTCGAGCGTCGAAACCCAGCGATAGCCCAGCACCACGTCGCTGTTGGCCTTCAGTGTCTCCATCCGTGCCGTCGTGGCCACATGCTGGATTGCCGTCTGCACCACGGCAATAGCGTTGCGGTTGCTCACCGCCAGGACGCCATCCGTGAAGTTCTGCGCCGAGGTGCCGCGAATCGCCTGGATGATCTGGGCATTGGTCTGGCCCTGGCCGAAGCCGAGCCGGATCGTGTTCGTCACACGCATTGTCTCGGTCCGCGTCCAGCCGCTGACAAAGCTCTTCAGCAGCTTTCCACCGTCGATACCTTTCACCTGAAGCGGATAGGAGAATACAGCCGCGCGGATCGCCGTGTTGGTCGGCACCACCGCGTCGATGGACAGTGCATTGCCCAAGCTTTTCGCCTCAAAGCTCGACTCATACAGCGCTATATCGACCAGATCGGCCTGCACCAAGTCGCCGTAGGCCTTGTAGATATCCAGCAGCTTGCCGTCCACCCGGGCCAGGAACTGCTCAAGGCGGTCCCGGCTGTAGGTGGTCAGTTCCTTGCGGGTGAGTTGATCCCGCACCAGCTTGTCGATCTGGCGCAGGTACTTCTCGAACTTCTTGACCTCGCCGGCCTTAAGCCGCTCCAGCATTACCGAGTGGCGGGTCGTCTGCTCCAGCAGTTGGCTGTCCGCCTGCGCCTGGTTTATCGATGGCATCGTCTTTGTCCAAGTTGATGCCGGCCGACTCGCGCTCATCGCTGATCAGCTCGGCCTCTTCGTCATATGGGCGGTCCGGCAGCTTGCCGGTGGTGAGGTACTGCCAGTAGGTGTCGGCGCTGAGCGTGCCTGCCATTACGCCCTTGAGCAGCTCGGCGAGAACCTGGGCATCAACCACAGGGGTGACGAACTCAGGGTTCACCTTGAACTTGACCTGCTTAGAGTCGTAGCCCTTCCACTCGGCTGCGTACCGCAGGCCCTGCTCTACCGCCTCGGCCACCGTGATAACGATGCTGTGCAGTGTCGCGTGCTGGTCGTTCTGGCGTGTTTTACGCGCCTCGCCCGACTCGGTACCGGCCACGTCCATGACCTTGGCACCCGCTTCAAGTGCGGCATTCTTCTGGCCATCCATAGCCTTGCGGACAGCTTCAATACCAGCGCCCTGGAACTCCAGATAGCCACAGGACCCGCTAGGCCCAAGGTCCCATGCCGCCGCTGGGCCGGTGACGCTCAGCTCCACCGCCTCATCCAGGCCAGAAACCCATGGCTGAGGGTGGCTGGTCTGGTGCAGTGAGGTGAAGTAGTCAGCGCTCAACTGGTAGGACTTCAGCGCGGCCCGCGCCATGGTGAGCAGCGGCACCTCATCGACATCCGGGGAGTTGTCTGTCGATCCGCAGTAGATCACCGGCAAGTACGACAGGCCTTTGACCAGGCGGTTGTCCGTTCCTGTGGTACCCAGTGGTTTTTCGTTCTCGACCAACTCACCGCCCTCATTGCGCACTGCGGTGTAGCAGACCTCGCCCTGCATGAAGAACTCACGGAACACCGTGTCGCAGTCATGGCTGTAGCGGTCGCCGCCCTTCTTGCGGAACTCGCGGAACACAGAGAGGACCAGGTCCTGCCGACCACCTTGATCAGCCGTGTCCCAGTTGATGGCGTTGCGCGTGGCGTACGTCGAGAAATAAGGCTCGCCGCTCTCATCGATGTTCACCACCAGCGGCACCCGGCCGTGCGAGATAGCCTGGCGCACCATACGGAAGAACAACTGCTTCAGGCCGAAGCCGTCCGCCGTGGCGTTGTCCTCCAATCCCTTCAGGCCGGCGGGTAATTCGATCTCCGGGATTAGTCGGGAGACCAGGCCCATCATCGACCTCAGCGAATCCCGCACCCAGTGCTCGTACTGGGCCCGATCGGTGTAGTTCTGGTACAGATACTTGTTACCGGCGGCGTCGATCTTCTCGGCCTCAACCATGCCGCTCGGCTTAGGCAGGTTGCGCTCGTTGCGCTTTACGGCGCACTCACCTTCAAGCGCGTCGTCCATCATCTCCCACTCAGCAATGTGCGCGTCGTAGTCAGGGTTTGTCGATTGCACTGGCATCAGGCCAAGCCTCCAATTCGGCGTGTTCCGCCTGTGCGTTTGCGTCGGCCCATCGAGACGGCGAAGTAGCGGAAGGCGTCCGCGCCGTGCGATGACCAGTCGTGAAGTGGTTTGTCTTTCCAGCAGCCCCGCTTGTCGTCCCACTCCTTTCGGTAGTTCTCCAGGCAAGAAATACCCAGTTCGCACTTGGACTCATCGAAGGCGCAGGCCGGAAGGATCTCCCGAACCTGCTCAATGCCCTCGTCGATGCCGAGCTTTGGAACAACGCTGAACTTGAGGCTGTATTTTTGCCCGTCGATCTCGTAGCCCTCCCGGGCAAGTTCGCGCCGGGTCTTGCCGTCGCTACCGAATTCGCGGTTATCGATGTCGTGGGGGCCCCAGTGATCGCCATACGTGTATTTGCGATCCTTGAGCACCTTCATGTAGTGCCGCAGGCCTTCACCGCTGTTCTCGTAGAAGTCGATGACGTGGTATTCCTCGCCGACGATCCGAACGAACCAAATGGCCGTAGAGTCACCGACGCCGATATCCCAAATCGTGTGCACCGGCAGATGACTGTTGTCCGGTAGCGGGCCGATCCTCTGCGCGCCATACAGTTTGGTGAACTGCTTGGCGTAGTAGGCGCCTTCGATCGACTGCTGAAAGGCTTCCGCCGGCAGAGACGGGTATTCCCGTTTCATGTCGTCGCCGAGCGTCTTCTCTTTGGCCGCGTACCAGGCGCGCTGGCCTAGGTTGGTGTCGATGCCATGCTTGGCGAACAACTCACTGAAGTAGTCGGTCAGCCGCTGCGGGATGACCACATCTGTCGGGTCAAGCCAATAGGCTTTGTTCTTCCACCAGGAGAAGAAGAAAAACTTCCAGTCCAGCAGGCCGAGGGGCACGCCGGCCAGTTGCTGCCGTTCCGCGCTCTGCGAGTAATCGAAGAAGTAGCCCGCCCTGCCCTCCGCCGTCGATTCAATCGTGACGAAGCAATCGGTGGCCACGGCCTCGAAGGCGCCGGTGACGATCTCGCGGGCCTTGTGCGGGAACTTGGCGCAGATCTTCCCGAACTCGGACACGTGCAGGTAACGCAGAGTGCCACCCCGGAAGGATGTGCTGACGTAGAGCGAGCCGCCCTTGCTGAAGACCAGTTCGCCGGCAGCGTCGTTTCTCGCCGGGTTGGCAGCGCGCAGCTCCTTCGGCAAGTTGTCGTAGGCGTACTTGACCTTTTCACGAAACAGGCGCTTCGCGTCGTTCAGTGTGTGAGCGATCAAGGCGCACTTGGCAGCCTCGAACAACGCTGCATCCAACTGGACGATGCACACCAGCGTCGTAAAGCCCAGCTGGCGAGCTTTCAGGATGATGTTCCGGGTATGCATCCCCTGGAAGTAGTCGATCTGCTCCTGCGTCATGCGGAAGCGAACCTTCTTACCCTGCTTGTCCGTGATGAAGTAGAGATTATTCAGTCGCCAGAATCGATCCCGGAGCAGCTTCATGTGCTCGGGTTTCATATCAGGCGTCCTGTGATAATTCGTCCATCATCTTCGAGATCTCGTCGGCGTCGTCCGTCTTCTCCTTCTCGTCCAGGCTGAATGCCTGACGCTCCAGAACCTGCAGATTCTTCATTGCAGAGGAAAGCTGAAACAAGGTTTTGGAATTGCTGGGTAGTGCGACAGCAGCGAGCATCGAGGCCCGGCGCATGCCGTTATTGTCCTCGTCAGTCTCATCGATGATCGCGTCTTCGATCTCTTCGCGGCGCTGGATGGTGTTGAGCAGGTCATCCATCAGCAGGTTCGCAAGGTTCGTCGCCTTCCGAATGTCTCGGCGATGGCTGCGAACCACCCGAGCGCCTTCTTCTGCGGCCTCTTCGATGATCTCAGCGTCGAGTTCGCAGTTCGCGCCTTGGTCGTTGCGAACCTCGCCGCGAACCAGCTTGCTGCGAACCTCTTTGCGCACCTGGTCGGAAAGGTCTCTCGCCCATCCTTGAACCTTGGCTTTCTTCCGTATTGCCGTGTCGCTCACGCCTTGGCGCTCAGCGATAGTCCTGATGGAAAGCGAACCAGCCCGGTAGGCGCGTTCGATTGCCTCCCAGTCGGGTTGCTTGGTTGTCATGGGGAATCCCTAGTCTTGGCTGTCCATCAGCACATCAATTAGCTTCTGCTCACCAAGGCGCATGGCACCCAGGCATTGCAGGTCATCGCACTTGGGGCCAAGGCCAAACACGGTCACCTCGCCCTTCGCACCGATCAACGTCAAGGCGCCCACGGTACATTCAGGATGCTCGCCCGCCTCGAGGTCGTCGGCGATCTTGCGCAGTGTCTTGGCGGCGTCGCGCCAGTCCTCCCGTTTGAACTCTAGAACCTTGATGGTCATTAGGTCACCATCTGGTGGGTTTGTGCGTGGGCATGGCCGTGAAGTAATCCCACGATCAGGCCTTGGCGTAGCCCGGCTTCCTTGGCAGCATCCACGGCATCTACAAGGGCCTTGTCGAGATAGCTCACAGCGACTTTGATATCCTGGCCCAACGGAAGTGCGTGCCGCAGTCGAGTGACGTTACTCATAAAACACCCTGGCATAAAAAAGCCTCGGCGGTTGCCGAGGCCAATTTGAGAGTTACTTCGTCTACTGCGCGCTTGTATTCCGCTCGGTTCGCACCACCCTCATAGGCAGCGCCGCTGCATAGGCAAAAGCCTCTTCGCGCGTGCGGAACGAGCCGAGCCGGTCAGCATTCGTACAGACCCTCCAAGGGCCGTGGTTTACGCTTAGGACGTCGTAACCATTGATATGCATCTTGGTCAGGATAGGAACACTCATAGTCACCTCCTTTTCTAGAGACAATCTAGGGCTGTCCTGACCACGATACACTCGCTTTTTGGATCTGTGACTACCGAATGTCGCGTCACAATTTGGCGCATTCGAAAACGTGGCGCGGATTACTGCGATACCCGGTTAAGGGCTTCGTCCGCTTTGTCGGCAGCCTGAGCCGCAGTCGTTGCAGCCTTGGTTGCCTTGTCGGCAGCAGTGCCGGTTTGGCGGGTCAGCTCTTCCAGGCGCTTGTCGCGCTCAGTCATGGCGGTGTCGTAGGCCTCGCGGATGCCCTTGACCTGATTGCTCTGGCTCTCGGCTAAAGACCAGTAAGCGGCCTGGTAGCCCAAGACAGCACCACCACCAACCAGCACGACAGCAATGGCCCAGACCTCAGCCCGGCGCCACCAGCGGCGTGCAATAAATTCAAATGCGCATCTGTCCATCAGGCGATTCCTCCCAGCTTGGTGCGCAGGCGAGTGATTTCGTCGCTCTGTTGAGTCACGCGGTCAGTGAGTTGGGCGACCTGGCTGGTCAGCGCTTCGATCTTGCCCTCCATGCGCCCTACTGCCGCAGCGAGATCATTCCGCTCTTTCGCGAACTGATCAGCGCGGGCCTCGGCTTCTTTGCGGGCGGCGCGCTCCTGGTTCAGCAACTCGTTCAGGCGCTTCAGAGTGCCGATGTCGGCGCTGTCCATTGCCCGGTCGGTCGCATCCTTGGAAAGGAAGCGGCGCAGCCAAAGCAGGCCGCCCAGCACAACGGTGGCGCTACCGCCCAGCCAGGTAGCTGTGCCTGGGCCGAGGTCAGTAGGATCCATCGTCACTCCATTTTTTGTCGTCCTCCCGACCAGGGAGAGAAGGGTTATATAAGGATTTTCGGCAGAACAATCAGAATTGTCCTACATCATTTGCGAAAAATTCATGCAAACAATCCCACACATAGAGGAATCAATCAGAAGGGATGCCCATTGCTAGTCATAACCAGAATGCTCAACCAACGCGTATACATTGGCGACGAGATTCTCATTAAGTTGATCAAAGTCGAAGGCGACACCGTGTCTATAGGAATCCATGCGCCTAAAAAAAAGCGGATTGTCCGATCAGAGCAAGACAAAAGCTCCGTCGATGATGGTTCTACAGCCTCCGTAGTGGATGCCTTGACATAGGTATGCTCCAACTGCACTCCCAGCTCGGAGCAATGGGTGTGGCGGAGCCGAAAATAGGAAGGCCCCGGCAAATGCCAGGGCCTTGGCCTGTCACGTAAGGACAGGAGAAAAGCAAACGGCTGCAGATGCAGCCCCACCGCTTCTTACGGCAGCAGGTCGTAGGTCACGTAGGCCGTACCGCCGCCATTCTGCGTCATTGCTACCCACAGGCCCTGACCGGCAGGGATGGTTACAGAGAACGGAAGAGTGGAAGAACCGCTAACGGCGGACAAGATAACGGGCACGTTGGTCACCCAGCGCCCTTCTGGAATGGTCGTGCCGGTGCTAATAAATCCGTTCCCGACGGGGCTGATCATCGTAGCTGTCCGAACTACAGCGCCATTGACGTTCTGTGCCGGAGTGAAAATTGCCTCTGCGTAGCTGGTTGCCACCGATTTGAAACGGCTGCCGATTTGTACTGATTCCATTTTTTCACCTATTGAGTCGAATGATTTGTCGCGGAGAATTCCGCTTTCATGTCGCTCAAAGGCGATTGCTCGAGGATCTTGTCCTTCGCATGATTCAACGTCCCGCATCGGGAACACTTGATCTGGAGCTCTGTAAACCCGCCCGTACGGGCGAGAAGTCTGTTGCAGTTACCGCATCTGAATTCTTTCAACATCTGCAAATTCCTTTTGCTGAATCGCCCTTTCCTTGGGCAATAAAAAACCCAGCGCGATGGCTGGGTTTCTGTGTGCTATTTAGATCGAATGGCTGTAGAAAAGCGCGTAAGACTCGATGCCGTCGTTTGGCTGTTTGATACCCGCATTTGAATAGTGAGTAGCGCGGATTCCGACTCGCTGCGTATCGCCGAATTTCAAGCCAGCGCCAATTCGGTCTTCGAAGTTGAAGGACGATCCGAATTTCTGGTCGCCAGCGTTAGTGCCCGAAAACATTGCGACACCCACACCAGCTTCGATGAACGGCTTTATGTCACCTTGACCAAACTCGTAAACGAAGACCGGGGCAAAGGAAACAGAATGGCGAGCACCAGCCTCCTTGCCCGACTCCCAATAGGTGTATCCCAAGTCCCAATATCCGGTCAGCTTACCTGTAGAGCTTTCCAGCCACGCCTTGTCCCAGTTGAATCCCAGCGCAGCACGAGCAGTCAATCCGCCTTGGCTAGTGGCGCCGAGGGCGCCTGAAAGTTCTACAGCTTGAGCGCCGTTACAAACAGCGCAAAAAAGCAAAGCCGATAGGATTATTTTCTTCATTTTGTGACCAATAAGTTCTAAGAAGGGATCGATTTATTAACAACGGCACTATGAGTCAATGTGCCATCAATTCGTTCTCAGAAATCTTTAGTTGGCCATTATGCCGCTTTTTTTGGCAATAATACCCCAATGGAATCATGGTCGATTCGGCAGATATCCCCCGCGCTTCGCTAGGTTTAGTCGAGGCTGCAATCCCCATTTGGCACGAGGAACTACACCAGCAGCACTACCAGCTGATAGCGATCGTGTGATGAAGCCGAAAACGAAAAGGCACTGATCAATGTCGAGGCCTTGAATAGGTGCGCGCGTCTTTCCTCGTTGTCTGCCGAAGTCGATCCTGGTATCGGCGCCCCGAATGCATCAACCGTTCCGGTCCTGTCACGCCCATCTTGAAAGGACAAAGGGATTGGCTGCCGGAGTTTTAACTGACCACAGTATCATCACCTAATCAGCATCCGCGCCTCCGGTGAGGCAGCCCTGGAATCGGTGACGTCCTAACACTCGCCCACAAAAAAGCCCGACATCAATGCCGGGCTGTGAGGAAAAACCTCGTCCGGAAGCTCAATATCCGCACGGTAGATGATCTTCAAATCAAAAGAATCAAATGCCACCAGGAGAATCTAGGATCTGCCTGACTTTACGAGCAAGGTCATGAGGCAGATATGGCTTTGAGATGACTTCAAATTCTGACCCGCCTGCATCTGTACGCTCGATAGAGTTTTCTGCGTAACCTGTAGTCAGCAACACCTTAGTCTTTGGCATGCGCCTTCTGACCTCTCTCGCCAACATCACCCCGTTCATGCCACCAGGCATGATGAGATCTGTGAAAAGAAGATCGTACTTTTCACCGGCTTCGTACCGCTTTAACGCCTCACGGGCGTTCAGCGATATTTCAGTGGTGTACCCGTAATCCTCTAGCACCATCTTAACGAGCTCAGCAACGTCGGGGCGATCCTCAACGATCAAGACTTTTTCCGTACCGTCTTCGTAGTCAGATTTCTGCCTAGTTTCCTCCGGTGTAACGGAGGCTGTATCTACAGGGAAGTACAAGCGAAGCGTTGTACCAATACCCTCTTCTGAATAAATCCGAGCTGCTCCGCCGGACTGCTTGGCAAACCCATAAACCATAGACAAGCCCAAACCGGACCCTTTGCCTTCGTCTTTGGTGGTAAAAAATGGATCCATCACTCTATCGCGAATAGTTGAAGGCATACCGATGCCGTTATCCGTAACGGATATGCTCACGTAGGAGCCAGGAAAAAGGCCTTCGTAAGATGTGGCCAAATCGCGAATACTAATGTTTCTTGTTTCAATAAAAACTCTCTGATCACTTCGGCCTATCAATGCGTCCCGCGCATTGATAAATATATTCAAAAGCGCCATTTCTGCTTGAGTAGGATCGATTCGGCAGTTTTGCAGCGAATCCTCTAGATCGAACTCAACCCTGACTCCACTCCCGAACGTCCGCTCAATCAGAGGCTCAACCAAGCCAACCAGAGTGTTTAGATTCAGTACTCGACCTTGTAGCTTTTGCTTTCTGGAAAAAGCCAAAAGCTGCTTGGTCAGCGTACTCGCCTTCTCGACCGCGGATTTTGCATGGAACACGCTTTTTTTGATCCGATCTAGATTTGCCTCAGGTTTTTCGACGGCACTGCCAATAAGATCGACATAGCCACCTATCACCTGTAGGAGGTTGTTGAAGTCATGCGCAATTCCGCCAGTGAGCTGACCAAGCGCTTCCATTTTCTGGGCCTGCCTCAGTCCCTCCTCAGCATCTCGCCGTCGGCTTACGTCCAGCTGCGAGGCAAAAAAGTAAATCAAATCGCCCTTTTCATTGTGTATAGGAGATATGAAGAGCGCGTTCCAAAAACTGCTCCCATCCTTTCTGTAATTAAGAATCTCAGTGGAAAACTCTTGCCGCGCTTTTATCGCATTTCTGATCGAGGTTACGACGTTCCTATCGGTATCCACCCCTTGAAGAAAACGACAATTTTTGCCAAAAATTTCGTCGTGCTCATAACCAGTCATCTCCAAGAAAGCTTGATTAGCGAAGATTATGGGGTTGTCTGGCGAATTGGGGTCGGTAACGATCATCGGCATGCGAGTCGTTTCCACAGCAGCGAAAAAAATATCTTTTGGATGGTTAGAGATATCGGCGGAGACGTTGTCGTCTACCCGAAGGTCTTTATGCGGCATACCCGCCTCCACGAGAATTCGAATTCGTATGATTCAAAAATTCTACTCAAATTCCCTTTTTTTTTCGCTATATCGGCCAGTTAATGCGGGCTCGGTATCAGCCCATCTGATGGTGAAATCAGAAAATAATGATGAGATGATTTCAGATATTGATCCGTTCCATCGCATGGGTCTGCAAGATCCCAGATTTGAGCACCAGCATTCGCACGATTGAGCTAACTGCTGAAATTCGCGATCAGACGTAGCAGCAAAAAACCCGGCGCTTGGCCGGGTCTATGGTTTCCTGTGCGTTTCGCGTTACTTGTGCACTATGGGGAAATTACGCGCAAACCCCCGTCATGTCAACATGATTATGCCGCCTCTTGATCTTTTTCCGAGTGGATCACCTGCCATAGAGGCTGTTGAGCCTGAATATCCACTTCCTTTATCACTTCTCTCAGGGATTCCCACAGATCGAGCCAGTCGCGCGTCCAGTTCTTCGGATCGATGGTGACGCCGAAGAACGTGTTCATCTCGGCGGCGACCCGCGCCGGGCCCCACTCAGCAGACCCGGCCACCTCCCCCTTGTACGATTGCAGAGCCAGGGTGACCAGGTACTGCGCCTTCACGCGCTTGGCCGAAGTCAGGTCAGGCAGCGCCGCTTTGGCGGTGATCAGCAGCACCGCGTTCAACAGGTGCTTCATGTTCATCGCCGGGTGGTACAGATAGTGCCCGAACTGCTGCACCTGGAACGGAAGCGTGTCGATGGCGCGCAGTACTTTGCCGATGGTGGCCAGGTGCGCGGCGCGGGCGGTGGAGCGGCCGGCGGGCGTACCGCGCGTCTCGCTGATGCTGATCTTCTGGCGCACCACCTGAATGCGCTCCTCCTTGTCATCCCCCAGCGCAGCGAACACGGCCTCGGCGCGGCGCATACGCTGCCCCTTCTTGATCGGTGCCGATTGCGCTTTGTCGATGGCCACAGCGCTGATCGACGCGTTCGATTCGTGTTGTGCTTCGGTCCATACCTGTCTTGCGTTGATCAGCTTCATGCGGCTTCCCCTTTTTTTGGTTCTTTGGTCTTTGCCCGGTATTCGGCCTTGATGGCCTTGATCTCTTCCACGGTGTACTTGCATGGCGGATGCAGGCCTTCCAGCCAAGCGACCTTCTCGGCGCCGATGCGCCGGACTAGGCGAATGCGGTACTCCACGGCATTGCCTGACAGGTTGCGGTTGCACTTCACGCACTGGCGGTGGATGTTCAGCGGCTCGAACCGCAGCTCCGGGCAAGCACCCACCGATCGGTAGTGCCCGGCATCCCACCGGCTTCCCGTCATGAGGTCGTTATCATTGGGCGTCGAGTCGCAGCTGATGCACGGCAGGTGCGCGTCACGCAGGCGCACGTACTCGTTCACCGCGGCCTGGGCTTCGCGCAGGTGATCCGCCCTGGTCTTCAGCTTCTCCTTGCGGACCTTGATGTCCTTGCGCTCAATATCGGCCAAAGCCTTGCGTGCCTTTGGTTCATGCCTGGGCGCGTCGATCATTGCGCACGCCGGACTGCACACCGCCTGGCCCATCCGCGAAGGGACGAATGAGGCCCTGCACGTAGGAACGCGGCATTTCTTCGGCTTGGCCGGCTTCCGTTCGATGGTCATTGGTACACGCTCCCAGCCTGTCCAGGCGCATTGCTGTTGGTACAAGCCAAGTCATGATCACTTGCTCTCGGGCAGCGCTTGCATCCGCACACAGGGCAAAGAATCATTTTCGTGGATGAGAGCGGCAACCACATGAAGCCGACCTGCTGGCCCAGCTTGTGCTCAGCGATACAGCGGTGGCACTCGCAATTTAATGGGCTCATGCAGCCTCCTTGAATGCTTCGAACTCTGCCATTTCGGTTAGGCGCTCTTCGGTGAGCGTTGGCCAGTCATGCAGCACCAGGTAAGCGCAGCACTGGCGCCAGAAGTCTTGGAATGTCTCCTCCCCCATCGAGTCGTAGGAAAGGCTGCGGGGCGTCTTGCGGGTGAGTTGGCCCAGTCCGGGGATGTCGAACAGCTCCTCGTCGCAGTACACGCCAGACTCCAGTTGCAGGGCCTTGATCGCATCGTGGGACTGCTTGCTGGAGAATCGGTCGATGTTCTGGCTCAACACCCGGCCCAGACCGTGGACCAAACCGTTGAACCTCGGATTGCGCGGCTGCTTTAGATCGGCGCGGATCTTGGTGTTGATGCGGAAATCACGCTCACGAAGGATCGACCGGTCAGCGTCGGAGGACGGCACGAACGCGGCTACCTCCTTGCCGGTGGCAGGATCAATCAGGCGGCGCAGCACCAGATATACGGGCATTGGGCGAGGCTTTGCTGGCTTGGTCATTGCGCTGCCCTCTTCGCTTCCAGTTCCTGAGCCTGCTTGATCAACAGCGCTCGGCGATCAGCTAACTCATTTGCCGCATCAATCCGCATTTCGGTTTTCCGTTCGGCACTGGCCTTGCGCATTTCCAGCATCGAGTTTTTCACCAGCTCCAGCTTCTGACGGAGCACCGGCTCTGGCCGTGTAACGGTGCCAGTAAGCAAGCCAGCGATGGCACGACCGTCTTCTGTGATCGGTTCGACGCTCAGGTCCGCCAGGTACTTCTGGCCGTGCTCACTGGGAATACGCTTCAGCTCCATGGCCTTGATTACGGCCTGGATTCGCCGGTTGGCGTCGAAGCCCACGGACACATGCCAGTTGACCGGCGTCGCATCCTCGCGGGCCTGGCTCACGAACCGCTGGTAGGCGTCGATGAACGCCATGCGGGCACCGATTTTATCGCCGCCATCTAGGATGGGTTTCGCAGCAGCAAGTGCCAGCTGGATCTCGTCGGTCAGCACCACCGTTTCGAATTCATCGTTGGTGGTCATGGCGATAGCCCAGGCCTCATCCTTCCCTGGGCGTCCGTCGGAGGTCTGAACACGCTGCAGGATGTCAGCCATCGCCAGCTTGCCCTTCACCTCGAAGCGACAGGCCTTCAGCGCGGCTTTCACGACCGGTACCGGGTAAGCGCAAAGGTCTTCGGCCATCATCGCGGCAGTGCCCGGGTTCATTTCCTGGCCCATGGCCTCGGCTGTGGCGCAGATGGCGGAGGCAAGCCCGGCAACCTGCTGGTCGTTCATTTCAGAGGTATTCATTGCGGTCACCTGCTTGGCGTTTGGCCAGAACCATCTGGGCGGCTTGCTCCGCTGCGGAGTGGTTTGCCTCAGTCCGCTCGATCTGGCGGGCGGTTGTCCCGTTGATACGCTGCCCGGTCACCCACTGGGTGTGGTAGCTCTCGGCGTTGGCCAACAGCTCGTTGAGGCTGTGGCACTTGCGCAGCACAGCGGCGTCGCTGGTTTTCAGGAAGTGGGCAGCGACGTGGTGGGCGACATCGGCGCCGAGGCGGTCAACCAGTTGGCCGAGCTGGCCGCCAACCTTGGCGTTCCACACCGGCCAGGCGCTGTAGCGTTTGCGGTAAGCCATGGCGTAGTTCGCCCAGACCTTGAAGGTTTTGCAGGTCTGGTCCTTGGGGCCCGGCATATCGGCGGGAATCTCGACCCGGGGAGTATCGGTGCGGTCAACCACCAGCACCAAGCCGCGGGACTGAGCCGGCTCGCCGGTGGCGTCCTGCAACTCCTGACTGGTGTCCTGATTGGTACCCTGATGATTGGTATCCTGATTTGTCGGAGATTTTTCCGACCCTTGTTCGGATTTTTTTCCGACCTTGCTCGGAGATTTATCCGAGGTAGATCGGAGATTTTTCCGACCCTTATTTTTTGGTGGGGTCGGATATTTTTCCGACCCGTCCAGCTTCTGATTCCACTCGACGGCCTTCTCGGTCAAGCGAAAAAGCGTGATGTTCGACGTGCTGGAAAGCTCAATCAAACCGGCCTCTTCTAGGGCCTTCAGCATGCGGTAAGCGGTGTCCGGCTTATCAGTGAGCAGCGGCAGCTCCTCGATGATCTTGGCCTTGCTCAGCGCGAAGAAGATCCCGTCATCAGTCTTGATTGGCTTGGTCCAGCTCGGGCAGCCGTAGACGAAAGCGAACAGCAGGGCCTGCTGAGAATTCAGCCCCCACTCCAGCGCCTTCACCTGGTTAATCGTGACGGTGTATTGCATGTCAGGCCTTCCCGACCTTTGCGGCCAATTCGATGAAGCGATCCACGTACCAGTGAGGCTGCGTCTCGCGGGGGCATTGAGGGCTGGTGAGGTTCTTGCCGTAGGCCATGCCCTTCTCGGTCACGGACCAGAAGTCCACCACCTCCTGCTGGGAGTTTTTGCGCTGGAGAACCTTGAGGAAACCGTGGGCCTCAAGAGCAAGGTTGAAGCCGCGGGCGGTGCTGGCGATGGCGTGATCTTTGATCAGGGCGGTGATTGCCTTGGTAGGCATCGAAGAGCCGCCAGCGGCATCAGGGGCGGCGTCGACGGCATAGCCTGGAAGGAATTTGGCATCCAGGCCGTTGTTGGCGGCGATCTTGGACAGCATCAGCATCTTGCTGGAGTTGGCAGGCTTCAACAGGCGGTCGAAGCATTCCAAAATGGCAAGCTCGCCGACGATCTTGGAGTTGTTCGGGCCCTGGGCAGAAAAGGTGCCGGTCTTGCGAATGCTCGGCAGGACCTGGCCCACCACCCACTCTTCGAACTTCTCGGCGGCTGGCAGCTTCGACTTCATCATCAGCCGGTACAGATCGCGCTCCGGAATGATCGTCATGAAACCACCACCCTGTTTCGGGGTAGTGGTCGCAGCCTTGCAATGGCGAGCCACCGCGTTCTCAGGTTTGGAGTAGCCAAGGGCGTCGGCGACATCGCGCGCGACAAACCACGGATCACCAAGCTTGTCGGTAATGACCCGGATTGCGGCGCCGTCGAAGTCGAACGGGATCACTGATGAATTGCGCGCCACGTTTTCAGATTGCGAAAAACGTGGCGCGAGATTGTTGGGGTTATTGATCGATTCTGTGTGTTGGTGCATGATTCACTCCAGTTGTTTACCGCTGTAGAAAAAGCCACCCTCGTCCGGTGGCTTTTTTGTGTCTGAAATTCAGGCGGCTTTCACGGACTGCTTGAACACTTCCAGGCTGACGATCACTTCCTCAGCCTCCTTGAGCAGTTCGGACTTCTCGCGGGTGCATACGCGGCCATCGGCCTGTGCGTCGAACGCAAGGCGCGTAACGTCAGCCAGGTCGGCGTGCAAGCGCAGCAGCGCGGAGTTGAGGTTGATGCCCTCGGGCTTTTCCTTCGGCACCAGGTCGAAGCCAAACGCCTCAGCCCATGCCTTCAGCGGCCGGAAGTCCTGGGTGAACTTCATAATCCGGTGCAGCTCCTGGACGTTCAGCTTGTGGCTGTCGTAGTCCGGGTTCGCCTTCTGGGAAAGCAGCGTCTTCGAGGAGAAGCTGGCGCCCTCTGCAATCCGCCCTGCCCCGTGGTCGTCAACCACGTCATAGATCGCCTTCATCAATTCCTGCATGTAACACCTCGAAATTCTTTACGTGGCGCCCTGCCGGTGCAGAAGCGATCATCTCTTCATGGATTGGCGGACAGGGATGTCAGGCGGCCTGATCTTTCTTTGTCGCCTTGAACTTGCCTTTGGAAAGAACCTGAATCTGGTACTGCCGCGATTCAGGAATCGTTTCCCCCCACATGGTCACTGCGCTTGGGCGGATACCCAGGGCCAGCGCCAGCTTTGTCTTGCTGCCGAAGAATTCGGCGACTTCATGCGTATTCATTGCGCGTCCTCGTTCGAGCTTGCTGCAATTTAAGCATGCTTAATTTAAGGCATCAACGGTGTTTTTTGCCTACTGCATGCTTTAATTCAGTTAACTTAATATTGAGTCCATGGAAAGACACGAACGTATCGCCCGCGCCATACAAGTCAGCGGTAAAAAGAAAGGGGAAATTGCATCGCTTTGCGGCGTTGCAAATTCTGCCGTCACGCAATGGATAACCGGCGAGAGCAAAAGCCTCAGGCCGGAGAACCTTTACGCACTCGCGAAAGCGACCGGCTTCCGGGCTGAGTGGCTTGCTATTGGTGAAGGTGAAGAGCGTGAGGTTTCAGAGTCGAACGTCTCCCCTGCCGCCCAGCCCACCAAATCATTCCGCTACCCGGTAGTGAGCTGGGTTGCAGCCGGCGCCTGGGCGGAAGCAGTGGAACCCTACCCAGCTGGAACCTCGGACACCTATGAGTTTTCGGAGTACGACTCCAAAGGACCGGCGTTCTGGCTGACAGTCAAAGGCGACTCGATGACTGCGCCCGCCGGCCAGAGCATCACCGAAGGCACGCTGATCCTGGTGGACACTGAAGCGGAGGTTGCACCAGGTAAGCTGGTGGTGGCCAAGCTGCCGGACAGCAATGAGGCCACATTCAAGAAGCTGGTGAGCGACGGCGGCCGGCTGTTCCTGAAGCCGCTGAACCCGAGCTACCCGATCGAGTCAGTCGACGAGAACTGTCGGATCGTAGGCGTGGTTGTTCAGGCGCTGCAGAAGTTTTACTGATGCCATCCGCCCTTGGAAAGCCATCGACCTCATGGCGAGAGCAGAGCTTCTGGAGCAAGGCGTGGACCTATGCCCTGCTGGCGCTCATGGTGGTTTTCACAACCGAAGCTGGCATTTGGCCGGACGGCAGTTCATCCCATCGCAAGCGGGTCTTCAGCCCAGGCTTCGTTGTGCTCTGCGTTTTCGTGGCTGTGGTTGAGCTGATAACGCTGAATCACTTCTATGGAGTACGGATGACGTGAGGCCGGGGCGAATCGCGGGAACGAAGTAACACAAGCGGAATAAGTCATTTCAAATTCAAGGATGTGCAATGGTCGGTTGGAATGAGATGACTGGTGTTACCGGTCACATGAACATGAAGTACGAGGGACTAGACGCCAACCGCCATTTACTGGAAGCCGGGCAGTATGCGAAGTCGGTGGATGGAGCATCCAGGCTTTATAGACTCATCAGCCATTACTGCATTTATGGCGAGGTTTTGGCATCACGCCAACAGTCCGACATAAGGTGCTTCTCAGCACCTCCCAAAGAAGGATCTTTTGAGCAGACACTGGTTATACTTACAGGCATCACACACCAGATGCCTGCTTTTGCGGATGTCTATAAAAAGGCATTCGACTGGTTAACCGCTCAGGTTCTGGCCTACGTCAAGAAAGCACTATCGGGAAACTCGGACGTGAAAGAGCTGGTAGAGGTCATCAGGGAGCAAGCTAAGCAGTCTTCGGACCTCAATCATGTGATGGCGAACGGGTTAATCAAGGCAAACGATAATGCCCATCTTTCCTCTGAAAGGCTGACTGAGAAATTGCTCGCGACGCTCCCGTTATTGGTTGAGGCAGCAAGGTCCCCCATGCGGAATGCCTTGGCCCCAATTGGTAAGTCGTGCGACCAAATCACGCAATTTGCTGACTCCGATCATCCAGTTGAGATTACTGAGCCGGAGGCCCTAGCCATTCGATCAAATGGCGAAGTTTCTGTTGGTGACCCTGGCGACTACGTTATTTCTCGGATTTACGCCCTTAGCGTTGATACAGGGGTGTGCCGTGTTCAGATCGATGGTTTTTCAGGATCTGTTCATGGAAAGATCACTGACGTCGCCTTGTCCTTACCAAATAACGCATACACACAAGCTATGGGCAGTCACGCGAGCCTCAAGGTGCGTGCGCGTCCGGTCTTCAAGGACGGGGAGCTGCACAGGCTATTCATTACAGAAACTTGATTCCTACCAATCAAAGGCCCGGCCCAGCGCCGGGCTTCTTGTTTCTGCCCATTCACGCTCGGACTCCTCTGGTCATCCCAATTTTTGGTGAAACCGCTTAAGCCTGCCCTTCGCCGCTGAAGCCATCACGGCATATCTTGTTACAACGATTCGCCTGTAGGCACCGCCCGTAGAGAACTACAAACTTCTACTCCAGTCCTAATGCTAGGCGTGCTTTAAACCGTGAGCGCCTGCTGACAGCCCATAGAGGTTCAAAAAATGAAAATTACACTGCCTGCCCTATTTTTAGGCGTCCTCATCTCACAAGGAGCAATGGCTGCCGGAGATGGCACAGCCGGCCTTGGAGGCGGCGTTGGTGGTGCACTTGGCAATATCGTAGGCCAACAGCTCGGCGGCTCAACTGGCGCGGCAGTAGGCGCAGGCGTAGGTGGTGCTGCCGGCAGTGCTGTCGGCGCTCAGAGAGGCAACAGAGCTGAAGCCGCATTAGGTGGCGGTATCGGCTCGGCTGGAGGCTCGCTCATCGGTAATCGCCTCGGCGGCACGACTGGCTCGACGATCGGTGCAGGTCTAGGCGGCGCTGCGGGTGGCGCGCTTGGAAACAACCTGGCGGATGATGAGAGCAATCATCGGTCGGATGGTAAGAAGCACAAAGGTAACAACAAGCATAAACACAAGAACAAGCATCGTTAGTTTCTGACGCGGTTACATCGAGCCCGGCCCTGCGTCGGGCTTCTTGTTTCTGGCGAGCCACTACCCTGCTATGGTGGCGCCCTTAGATCGCAATGGAAGCAATGAAGCATGGAGTTATGGAAGACACTGGCGATAGCCCTACTGGCATCGGTCAGCACGCAGGCCGTATCAGGTGATGGCGCCAACCCTATCGCTGCCGCGATATTCCTCACAATTTCCGCGCCAACCATTTTAATTGGGGCGACCACATCCCTAACGACCGAGCCGCCAAAGGTTTTCAAGTCAGCTAAGACCGACGCCCTCGCCTACATAGGTTCGGATGGCGAGATTCGCGGCGCCCAATTTGAACAGGCGGTGCGCTTCTACCGTACGACTTATGCGCCACCGCTGATGAATGATCAGCAGCTCGCACAGGAAATCGTAACTAGGTTTTGAGGTAGGGTTGGGCACCTTCGTCATAGCCCCACACTGAATCAAAAGAACAGCCACTATCCAAAGCAAATGCCGCGTGATATCAAATAGCCATCGTCTAGTTTTCACGGAGAGCTGCGATGAAGGTCTTTGGATTAGTACTGCTTGCACCAACCTGCTTGGTCAGCTACTTCATCAGCAGCGGCGACAATGGAGTCGCGATTGCAGCTAATCTCATGTTCTACGTTACCGCCATAGCTCTTTACCTATTCCCCTCAATTTACGCCGCTGCGGTCGAACCAATTCCGCCCCGCCGAATTTTTTTAATCAATCTGCTGACCGGATGGACAATAATCGGATGGTGCGTGGCCTACTACTTAGCGCTGCGGGGTCTGGGCGGACAGCAAGTCGAAGAAGAGATTTCCAATCGGGGGTGAGTACGAGTCGCGAGGCGTAGTCGTCAAGAGACAACCCCTTCAGAGAGCCGATGTGAACCCGCCAATGGTGGCATGGTAAAGTGCTCGCTCAATTATGGGAGGGATTCCATGCGTTTCCACGCACCAATCGCGGCGCTTTTCTTTGCCATTTCGCTTTCGGCCAATGCCGGTTTATTCAAGGACGAGACAGACCGATTCACCGGCAACAGGTCCGCCTCTTGGGACGCCTTGCCTTCAAAGCCTGAAGACTTCTCATTTTCTACGTATGCCTTGTATTTAAAAGGCTCACCAGCGCCTGGTTACTACAGAGTCCAACTCATGACTTGGAGCGACCGAGGGCAATTCAGAGACTGTCACCATACTAATTGGCTTGTTGATGGCGCTCGAGACCCATATCTAGAGTTTGAATATTCTTCGGTTAGCGCTGGATCGGCCGTCATGGAACGATTTGACAAGCGGGTTGATCGCGCCAATCTTGAAAGGCTAGCTTCTGCGAAACTCATAGAATTTCAGGTCTGCGGTATAGAGGGAAAAATTTCTGAAAGTGACATGGGCGGCATGCGCAAGGTTCTCGACGCGACAAAGTAAGATCAAACCTTTCAACGATAGCCCGCCCAGTGCGGTCTTTTTCATGCCTGTCGAAAAACGCCCTCCAGAAAATATGCATTTATGCATGAAACTTCTTGCCGCCCTCTTGCCAAGATATGTCAGCACCAATACTGTGTATACATACAGTAATCGCAAGGAGCGAAGCATGAACCAGGCACCCTACTCCGCATCAAAACCACGAAATTCCTACGAGCTTGTTGGCCGCCGCCTGCAAAGCTTGATCGCCTCTCCCCGGGTACAGCGGATTCAATTGGTCGAGGTATCCAGGCGTGATGAAGAAAGCCCTGAAGCCTGGCACCAGGTCATCCAAGACATCAGCGACACAGCCGGCATCAGGATCGAACATCTGGATGACGGCGCCGTCAGGATCGGCTGGCGAGAGTACTGTGATTCATAAAAGAGCCCGCCATTGAGCGGGCTTTTTATCGACTGAAAATTTCAGCAATCTGAATTATTTAATTAAGCATACTTGACACATTAATTTCAGCTTGCTTAAATTCAACTCAAGCCAGCTACGAAGAACGCCGGCCAGCAGCTAAACCTGCGCCGCTCTTTAGCGACACCCCTTGCCGGATCACCACCGGCCCAGATTCAAAGGCAGCGATGAACCGGCCTAAACGGTTCAGAGGGTTGGCAACTGACCCGGGCGTGCAGCGTAAAGCGCCAAGAACAGTTATCCAGCGGGAGAAGAAGCCGAAAGGCCCGCGGCTGGAAGAACATTGATTCAAGCCGGTGACCGACGCCAGTAGCGGGTCACGGCCAGCACCAAAAGATTTGAACTAGCGAGCCCGATAGCTTCGGCTGGGCGCGCCGGACCTCATGCACCCTGCCCCACTCAGCCAGGGCATTCAGAGCTGTAGTGTGCATGTTGTAAGGACCTGTGATCCACGGCGAACAGATGCTGTTTGACGCTGTGAGTAGGAAGCTCGAAGCCCGCAACCATGACGAACTGCCGACCTGCAATCAGCAGCGGGATACGCGGCGCCGCCCTAGCGTAGAGGGAGTCACCGCTGACGCAACAAACCCAGGCCGTCGCCAGTAGCGGGCCTGGGATTTCACCGACAGGCCTTCACAAGAGGGCCTGACGGGAAATCAACCGAGGGCAGCAACATGCGTTCCAGACAGTACTACCTCACCCACGACTGCCCGCAATGCGGCGCGAAAGATGCCAAAGATGAATGGGGCGGAGCGCGCATGTGGAGCACTTCATGGGGACATGGATTCAGCTGCTGTAGCGAGGAATGCGGCCTCGCTTTGGCGAAAACGGTGATACCAGATCAGGATACGAAGAAGGGTCGAAAGCGCCTAAAGGCTCTTTGGGAGAGGCTGGCCGGCCAAGCCGAACATGGTCTTTCTGGAGAGCCGTATGCCGGATATCCATGGCGGTAAAGAAAGAACAACCAGCGCCACGACAGCCTGTCGTTAACTGCCCGAGGCCCTGGTACTCCCCAGCACCAGGCCGCATCGGGGTGTGATCGGAGCGTGCCCAAGTGGGCTGCAGCGCTAGGATCGCAAAGACCCGTGAATGTCCTGAGCCGGTATGAGCGAGACGGCCAACACTACAAACGCGGCGGGAACCAAGCAGGGGTAGCGCCCTGGTGTTCCGATCACACCCCGATGCGGACGAAATCGCGGCCGATAACCGCCCACCTGCATCACTCGGCGAATAGCTCAACCCGCATTGCGCAGGGTCAGCGCCAACCTGGTATTGGCGAGCTACCTTGATCTGGCACAAGCGCCGTGACAGCCGGGAAAGACCGGCAACCCATTCTCATAGGTGGCCACTGACTTCCCAGTGAGCGAACAACGGAGGGTTTCATCATGGACTAGCCAATATCTGCCCGACGCCACATGCGCCCGGCAGGCTTGTACGTAAAGAGGGAAAAGCCCGGTTTCGACTGGGCTTTTTTACGCGCCTCTACCCGTCAGCACTCCTCCCCCGCGCCCATCGGCAACCAGCGGGAGGCATGAGTGTTGACGAATACAGGTGAACCCACAGAGGAAATAACCATGTGCAACTGCGCTACCGAAGTTGAATCGGCAGCAAGGGAAAAGATTCGCGCCAAGCTGCCAGAAGGATCCCGAGACTTCTCCGTCGAGCTGCAAGGGTTCGCCTGGCTCCTGGGCGGAACCGTGAGCATGAAGAATAAGCTGAACCTGCACATCGAGTACGAAGTGCCCAAGAAGAAAGGCGACGGATTCCAGCGCAAGAAGCAGGACATGTCGATGCTCGGCAGCTACTGCATGTTCTGCGGCGAGAAGTACGACAAGGAAGAGCCGAAAGCCGAAGCCGCCTAACCCCAAACACTGGAGGTCGCCATGCGAACCGTCGAGGAAGTTGAAAAAGAGGTTGGCTGGACTGAGGAAGAAGCCTCCCAGTGCGGCTGTTATGCCCGTCCAGAACCATGCGAGCGTTGCTGGTCACTGGGTTGGGCTCTTGGCGGTGACGACATCATCAAGCCCGAACGCAAACCCGAATAACGCCAACTGGAGGCGACCATGAACGCAGCATTGAATATTTGCCAGGAGCGTTACGACGCTCAGTTGCCTCCAGAAGTCAGCGATAGCGACGAAGTGACGGACTGGCTTGAGCATTCGGCGGAGCGCCTGGTGTGCGGCGTCGACATCAAGTGGAAGCGCCGCCACGGCCAGCCGCAGGTGGTGACGTTCGACCGGTTCTGCACTTACCTGCAGGGCCACCTGAACCAACGCCAGATCGATGGCCTGGACGAGCGCGACTCACTTGCTCGACTGTTCTTGTCGTCGATCCTTGGCGGCCAGGCCGACTCGCGCGGTCATGCTGCCGACCTGATCGGCCAGCCCCGCCCCATCGAAGCCGCCGAGAAGGTCGCCATGGACCTGCTCAGGCCCTACGCCGCCGACGCTGTAGCAGCGGAGCGGGAAGAGGCAGATGACGACGTGGATGCCGACCTATGAGCCCTCACATCCTTATCGATGAAGCGCTCGAAGCCCTGGAGCATCCCGCCAGCGAGCCCGGCGCCCAGCGCGTAGTCCTGAACATGATCACCAACATGCTCACCGGCAACGCCATCACAAACGAAGAGTTCGCCCACTACTGTCAGCGCCTCCTGAAAGTCACCAGGCAGCGCAAGGAGGCCGCATGACCATTCCAGTCGTGAAAACGCTGATCGACGACCAGCTCGACGACATCAAGCGCCGCATTGCCATCCTGGGCTTCGGCCTTCCCTTCAACGAACTAATCGGGCGCAAGCGTGAAGACTTGGTGCGGGATCTGCCGCAGCGCCTGGCGCCGACAATGAAGGGTGGCCGAATCGCGGTGAGGGTTCGGCCGTGACAAACCGCCAGCGCACCAGGCGCATGCTCATCTGGCGTGGCGCTTTCCCTGTCCTCGCACTTTTCACCTTCCTGATGTTGCTCAGCGCCCTCGCTGATCGAATCACCCAGTAACCAACACCTTCAGTCGCTGCGAGCATCGCGGCAAGGATTCCCCATGTCCGCAGTAATGAAACAGGACGACAACACGCCCGCGATGTCGGAGGCCGCGCTCGTTGAAGTGCTGAGCAGCAGCCTCTACCCCGGCGCCGAAAAGAATTCAGTCGTGATGGTCCTGGCCTACTGCCAGGCCGCGCATCTGGACCCGATGCTGAAGCCGGTGCACATCGTCCCGATCTGGAACTCCAAGACAAAAAAGATGCAGGACACGGTGATGCCAGGCATCGGTCTGTACCGCATTCAGGCGGCGCGCACCGGCCAATACGCCGGGATCAGCGAACCAGAATATGGACCTCCAGTGACTGCGAAGTTGAGTGGTGTAGAAGTCACGTATCCCGAATGGTGCCGCGTGACGGTCAAGCGGCAGATGAGCAACGGCCTGGTGGCCGAATACACAGCCAACGAGCGCTGGATCGAAAACTACGCAACAGCCAGCAAGGACACTGCGGCGCCCAACGCCATGTGGAAGCGTCGAGCTTTTGCCCAGCTCGCCAAGTGCGCCGAGGCGCAGGCCCTGCGCAAAGCGTTTCCTGAAGTTGGATCGGCGCCAACGGCTGATGAGATGGAGGGCAAGGCATTTGAGGAGCCGACGCGCGATGTTAGCCCACAACAGCAAGCCCAGCCTGAACCGGAAGCGCTGCCCGCCTACTCCGACGACCTGCTGACCGAGAACATCGCAAAGTGGCAACCGCTGATCGACTCGAACCGCACCAGCCCCGAACACCTCATCGCTACCATCAGCAGCAAGTACACGCTGAGCCCGGCGCAGATTGAAAAAATCACCAACCTCAAAGCCCTCGATGGAGACGCAGCATGAAAATTCACAACGTAGCTCAAGGCTCCGCCGAGTGGCTTGCCCTCCGCGCCCAATACCGCACCGCCTCCGAAGCACCTGCAATGATGGGCGCTTCGAAGTACCAATCCCGCACCGACTTGCTGATGGCCAAGAAGACCGGTATCACACCGGACGTCACGCCCTCGCAGCAGTTCATCTTCGACAAAGGGCACGCGACCGAGGCCCTGGCCCGGCCTTTGGCCGAAGCACTGATCGGCGAAGAGCTTTATCCGATCGTTGCCACCGAGGGCAACCTGCTCGCTTCCATGGACGGCGCCACGATGCTTGGCGAGACCCTGTTCGAGCACAAGCTGTGGAATGAGTCGGTCGTAGCCCAGGTGAAAGCCGGCGACCTGGCTCCGCACTACTACTGGCAGCTTGAGCAGCAACTCTTGGTCAGCGGCGCAGAGCGGGTGATTTTTGTTTGCTCGGACGGCACACCGGAGAACTTCGTGCACATGGAGTACCGGCCCGTCGCCGGCCGCGCGGCCCAGTTGATCGAAGGATGGAAACAGTTCGAGGCAGACCTGGCCAACTTCGAGATGGCCGACGCGCCTTCAATCGTGGTGGGCAAGGCACCTGATGAGCTGCCAGCCCTACGCATCGAGCTGACCGGCATGGTCACTGCCAGCAACCTGAAGGTATTTGAAGACTCGGCCCTGGCCGTCATCGATTCGGTCAAAACCACACTCTCCACCGACCAGGACTTCGCTGATGCGAAGAAGGCAGTCAAATGGTGCGGCGATGTTGAAGAGGCTGTCGCCGTCGCCAAAAAACAGGCCCTGTCGCAAACCCAAAGCATCGATGAGTTGTTTTCATCGCTGGATCGCATCAGTGCCCATGCTCGCGAGACTCGCCTGAAAGTGGACAAGCTGGTGAAGGCTCAAGAGCTGCTGGTGAAGACCAACATCAAGCAAAAGGCCGAGCTAGCGCTTGCGGAGCACATCGCGGGGATCAACAGGACCTTGGGCCAGGTGGCGCTACCTCATGTGCACGTCGACTTCGCCGGCGCCATGAAGGGCAAGCGCACCATCGCCAGCCTCCAGGACGCAGTTGATACCGAACTGGCCCGGGCGAAGATCGATGCAAGCCAGGGAGCCGACAGCATTCGCTTGAACCTGACCAGTCTGGCGGAGCTCGCCGTTGATCACGCCTTCCTGTTCAGCGACGTGCAGCAGCTGGTCACCAAAGCCAACGATGACCTGGTGACGCTGATCAAATTCCGAATTACCGAACACCAGAAGGCGGAGAAGGAACGGGCCGACGCGAAGCGCATCGCTGAAGAACAGGAAGCCCGGCACCTGGCGGCCATCAAGCCAGAGCCGGTCGTGGAGAAGGTGGCGACACCAGAGCCTGTCCGCACCGCTCCGGTCCAGGCGACCGTCGGCCAGGCCACAAAGCCTGTGGCGAGCCACACCGTGGAGCAGGTAGCGCTGCAGGCCAACGTGACGGACTTCGAGGCCTTAGTGAAAGCCGTGGCATATGGTCAGGCGCCGATCACCGTCCTCTTGGTCAACTGGGAAGCGCTCGACGCGATGGTTGCGGCGCAGGGTGCAAACTTCAGCATGGCCGGGGTGACACTCGGCAAGGCGGCAGCATGATCAGCAACCTCAGATCTGATATCGAGTTCCGACGCGAGAAAGCGCTGGAGCTTTCCAGCCAGGTACGTCAGCACCTGGCCGCCGGCGGCAGGCTCACAATCGGCGACAGCCCGGCGATCAATCCAGCCCCGGCTAAGCGTTCGGAATTCATCGACCCGGCAACCATCCTCAAGCGCCGCAAGCCGCCCATCACCCGGGCCGAGCGTGAAGCGCTGCGTAAACTCGCGGAGACATTATGAGCAAGCGCAAGCCGCATAACCTGCAAGCCCGAATTGCCCGGTCGTGCCGCTCGCTGCTGGCATCCAATCACGTCGCAGTGGTCAACATCGACCCCAGCGGCCGCCAGGGCATGATCAATTACAAGTCGCTGAAGAACATCGCACCAGGGAAGATTGGCCAGGCGGTATGCGGCATCCCCCACCGGTGGACGATCTACTTAAGCGCGCTTTGCATCGACGCCCGCGGCGACCGCTACAGCAAGTCGGTGGAGGTGGCGCCCGATGGCGTTTACCTCTCCGACCACCTGGAAGACGTAATCGAGCATTGCTACAAGAAGCTGCGCGACGAGGCCAACCAAAGCCAGATGGTGGCTTCGGGCTGGATCGCCATACCTGAAGCGATATCGCTGGACGAGGCCCACGCTGCGCGGATCTTCGAAGCCGTCGGCGCCTGGCGCCAGGTGAAGGTCGATTCATGCGCCGCATAGCCCGCCCCAGCAACGCAAACGTCAAACCTGGCTCGCACTGCCGGCCAGCGGAATATAAGAGGTAGGCCATGGCGAAAACACCGCAAGAACGCTCTGCCAAAACCGCCAGGAAGCGCGTGGCGAATGCCGAAGAGGAATTGAGGCTCAGGGTTCGCCCCGGCACGCGCCAGGCCTTGGCCGACCTGATGGAGTGGTCAGGCATTACTGAGCAGGGCGAGGCGATGACGCTGATGATTCATCACCTGCATGCGATGGGCTCCGCGAAGTGCCAGCCTCTACTGAATCCGCCGCGCCACGAGATCGAGATATCTCAAAACGTGGCGCGGGAATTCCGCAATAAAAGTCTGCTCGCCCTCCAGAAAGACCCGGGCGACGAGATCATAGAGCCGATATGACCCGGACTAAGGTGGCTTTTAGCAATGCAGAATCACCATTTTTTGTATTCGTAGCATTCAGCAATATCTTTGGTGAATGCAATTGCGACTGGAGACATATCAAAAAAATCTCCGCACAGCCCCCTATATATAAGCGAATTAAATATAACAGCGGGAACAACACCATCAGCACCTAGACCCTTAATTATTTTAGCTAGTTCCAAATCAGTTGCTTCTTTAACAACTGAGGGAGTAATCCTGCTAACAAATTCCTTGCAGGCATAAAAAGGCGTTCTCGTGGGAATCCCATATTTAGCAATTAGTCTCTCTCGAAGTTCATCCTCATCTATGCCTTCGATAGTTACTAGTTCAATCAAGTCTATTCCGAACTCTGCTGCGTTGCAGCGAGCTCCCGTCACGACATTGATCAATAAATTAAGCCATCCGTGATCAAGCACGAGATGGTTTCCATGGCTAATAGCCATACTGCCATGCTGGTTTACGATTGTAGGTCCTTGGTAATCGCCGCCGAGAGATTCAACGAAATCCACACCTGTCGGCAGTTCGCTTTCGTGAATGAGGGAGCATCGATAGTACTTGTAAAGACACTCCCCGAGATCGACGTCTTTATCCTTGTATCTTATTCCGAAAGCCGGCCCCCCATAGTCTACCGAAGAGCGCACACCAAACATTTCCTTTTTTAGCCTCCCACCCAGGAACAATATGAAGGCTTCAGCATCACGCATCAATTCCGGCTCGCCATTTTTCTTTAAGTTCTTGAGTGATAGCGTACCCTGCGGGAGAGTTTTTCTGGACGATCCAGCGATAGCCAAAATTATTAATGTTAAAGCCCCTAAATGGCGGCCGCTTTCAATGAGAAACTTCGCATCTTCAATCTGCTGACTAATACTCATAAAGCGGCTCCTTGATCCGGCTCCATGCCGGTCACCCGTGATACCTGATTCAGCGCTGCTTAAGACTGCCAGGGCAATAGCGCTATAAGTGCGTAAAAATTAACGTAGCAGCTTTAGATTCATGACTGCCCCCGCGATAAGTACGCCCGAACCATAAACCATACTGTGAGCATTCTCCGCGGCCTCCGTGTCCACATACTCATGAGTAAGCGAGGCTTGCTGAAGAGCAACTTCCAGATTGCTGCGTATGATCATTACCTGATTCAACATTGCGACAGTTGGTAGCTTGAGCATATCTATGCTTACAAAAGCATGATAGCTGGCCTCTACATACGCGACATCTTCAGCACTGCGACGGTTTGGCGAGGTTTGTTCATGAAGACGCAGTACAGCGTGTCTCGCACGGTCAGCGATAGAAATTAGCGCTTCCAAGACAACCCTATTGCTTTCAATGGACTGGGTTTCCATCCTCCGGGACTGCGCACCGGCGATAACGATCGCCGCCACAATCGCAGCGATCGATCCAATTGCTTGTACCCATGATGCGGCGTCAGAGCTTTTGAGCGACGAACCAAATTTTAGAATTAGCACCAGCAAAACAAAAAATAGGCTGAGAAAAAAACAAACCCAAAAAGTCTTCAGCGCAAAACTGAAGCTTGATCGGAAAAATTCTTTCACACCATTCATTACAGCGTCCCTTCCGTTACAAAGCAGTCACCCGTAATACCCCATATCAACATTTCACGCCAGCCGGCGAGGATCCCCTATGTCCGCACAACAGAAGAAACATCCCTTCGATTTCAAAACCCAATACGGACTCGGCTTCAACCCTCAGGACGATGAGATCGTTGTCGACTTCTTCTGTGGTGGTGGCGGCGCAGGCACCGGCCTGGAAATGGGCCTGGGCCGCGCGGTGAACGTGGCGAAGAACCACAGCCCGCAAGCGATCAGCATGCACACCGTGAACCACCCAGGTGCCAAGCACTTCACCACCGACGTGTTCGACGGTGACCCGGACACCGAATGCGGTGGGAAGGCCGTGGGCTGGTTCCACATGTCACCAGACTGCACCCACCACAGCCAGGCTGCCGGCGGTCAGCCGCGCAAACGCGAGATACGCAACCTGTCGTGGATCGGCCTCAAGTGGGGCGGAAAGAAGCGGCCCCGGGTGATCAGCCTGGAAAACGTGAAGCAGATTCTGCAGTGGGGCCGATTGATCGCCAAGCGCGACAAGGCCACCGGGCGAGTGGTGAAGCTGGACGGCAATATCGCAGCACCTGGTGAGGTCGTGCCGGTGGGCCAGCAGTTCCTAATCCCTGACCCGAAGCAGCGTGGACGCACCTGGCGCCGATTCGTCGCCCTGCTTGAAGGCATGGGCTATGTGGTTGAGTGGAAGGTCATCAAGGCCTGCGACTTCGGCGCGCCGACCAGCCGCGAGCGCCTGTTCATGATCGCCCGCTGCGACGGTCAGCCCATCGTATGGCCGGAGCCAACCCACGCCAAAAACCCCACCAAGGGCCAGCAGAAGTGGAAAACAGCCGCTGACTGCATCGACTTCACCGACTTGGGCAAAAGCATTTTTGGTCGCAAGAAGGACCTGGCGCCGGCCACCCTGCGCCGCGTTGCCAAGGGGATGAAGAAGTTCGTCATCGACAGCGCGGCACCGTTCATTGTGCCTATTGCCAACTGGTCAGGGGAGACTGTGCAGTCGGCAGACCAGCCGCTGCGTACCGTCACTTCCTACCCGAAGGGCGGCGCCTTCAGCGTGGTCAGCCCAATCATCGCACCGGCCACACACCAGGGCAGCGACCGCATCAACGACCCGCTCGAGCCGCTGCCTACAGTTACCTGTGCAAACCGTGGGGAACTGACACTGATCAGCCCTACGTTGATTCAGTCGGGCTACGGTGAGCGCGCCGGGCAGGCGCCGCGTGTGCCAGGCCTGGATCAACCACTCGGAACGGTGGTTGCCGGCGGCATTAAGCACGCGCTGACCAGCTCAATCCTGGTGGGGGCTGGTGGACCGACGTATGCCGGGCACCCAGTTACTGTAGATCAGCCAGTCGGCACGCTCATGACCCGCAGTCACCGCGCGATCGCAGCGGCGCATCTGGTGAAGTTTAGATTCAACGATGCGGGCAAGGCGCTGGACGAGCCACTGCCGACCATCACCAGCGGAGGCAACTATCAGCGCCCGGCCGGCGCAGCCCACGCCATGGGCATATCCACGGTGTTTATGGCCCAGATGAATGGGGGCTTCAACACCACCGTCGCCAAGGACATGGAGGACCCGATGACCACAGTGACGAACACCGGCAGCCAGCAACAGCTGGTGGCGGCTAACCTGGTGCACTTGCGCGGCAACTGCGATGCACGGGACGTCAACGACCCGCTGCACACCATCAGTGCCGGCGGCCAGCACCACGGGTTGGTCAGCGCATTCATGGAGCGGGCATTCGGCGGGAGCGTGGGCCAGGGCCTGGATGATCCGGCGCCGACCATCACAGCCGGTGGCGGTGGCAAGAGCTCGCTGGTATCGCTAACCCTGTCGCCTGAACACGAAGCCGGAGCCCTGCGGGTTGCCGCCTTCCTGATCAGCTACTACGGCACCGAGAACATTAGCGCTTGCGATGCGCCGGCGCCGACCATCACCACCAAGGACCGCCTGGCAATGGTCACCGTGATGGTGAAAGGCACGCCCTACGTGATCGTCGATATCTGCCTGCGGATGCTGAAGCCGACCGAACTGTACAAGGCCCAGGGCTTCCCGGCCGACTACATCATCAGCCACGGCGCCGACGGTAAGCCATTCACCAAGACCCAGCAGGTGCACATGTGCGGCAACAGCGTCAGCCCTCCACCAATGGCAGCGCTGGCACGCGCCAATGACCCATGGCGAATAGCTGAGCGTCAGGCTGATGCAGCTTAAACCCGCTCGGCAATCAGCCGCGCCCCAACCTCACGCCCAGCAACCTGAGCCAGGCCACGGTCAACATAGGTTCGCTCACCCGCAACAACCGGCACCACGACTTCGCCACCACGCTTTACCTCGACGTTGATACGCCAGGTCTCCCGGCCTTCCTCGTCCTTGTCGCACTCCATGTAGTTCCAGACCTGAAAACCTTCTATCTCATCGTAAATATCGTGCTTGGTCATGGGCCTGTCCGCTTGTAGGAAGGCGCCATCGTAGCACCACACCGACCGGGCGTTGCTCGGCAAGGACTCCCCATGCCTACAGAAAACCGATTAAACAACCAAACGATTGATGGCGAACCAAGTGAGCAAATGGCATGCATGCCGGTGGATCGCAGCTACGACGTCCGGGCGAAAATGATCATTGCTTTCAACGAGGCCAAGAAGGCTGGGGGCGATCTGGACGACGCGCTCGACGCCGCATACAAGTCGGCCTTGCGCTTCTCCCCAAACCCGCCTGCGCCCGAACAGCCCGATCGCTCACCAGAGTCCTACGCCATCGAGCATGCCGAGTACATGGCCAAGTCAGCCGATGACGTTATGGCGAAGTTCCAGGCGTATGGGCTGGCCCTACTGGCCGTCAATGAAGGCGGTGACGATGGCGAAGGTGAGCTGCTTGAAAATATCGACGATGCTCGCGGCGAGCTGCAGGAATCATTGGTAGAACTGCGCAGTATGGTTTACGAGTTCCGTAAGCGTGCCGCAAAATCCCGATAGGAGAACATCCGTACTCCGCCCGCAAAACCTGCAACTTCTCGCTCGCCCGTTTAATGCTAGTGGCGACTTTCCGAGGCTGCAGGAGCGGTTCTTAGGAAATCTCTCCATGCTTCATAGGCGTAATGATGCCTTTGAGCAGATTCAAGCCACTCAGGCCCGGTCATCTGCCCGGCCGACACCAACATCATCATTTTGCTAGTGGCAGCATCGAGTTCTACGAGCAGCTCGTGGTATTTGAATCGAACGTCTTCCATACCGCTTTCCTCAAAGGCTCGTTCAGATGGGCCTCATAACGAAACTGATTCATTTGGGATCCAAAAGAGTGACAAGTAAGTCGCTCGAAAGATCCACATCAGTTGATAAGCGGTTGAATTCAAAGCTAGAACGACCTTTGACGACGCTCTTTTTGCGGAGAAGCAAGGCTGGGTACAGACTCCGAAACTCTCTCTCGAGCAAAATCCAAGCCCCAGACCAGAGCCTGAGACATCGTCTGCCCAGGGCGATCAAGAAAACTATCTTCAAAGATCATCGTTCCAGTCTGGCCGTAAATACCAACGAATAACTGAGTATGATTAGTCTTTGACAGTCGGACTTGGATGTTAAGCAAGATGCCAGATGGAAGGCGCTCATCGTGATTGCGGCAATGCAATTCAGGATCGGCCCAATTCCAGTAGATCTGACCGCGGGTACGCATGGTACGGCCTCATTAGAAGTGTGTCGCTCAAGATTACACCAACGCCGATGAATAGATACGTGTGGCGCCGAAGGTTCCGCATATCCGACCAAAGGTCATTAATTTAACCCCTCCTCTTCAAAGTCAGCCGCTATAGCGGCAAGGACGAGCTCGACCATGGAAAAGATAAAACTCGGCCCAGACCATTATCGCTACGTCGACGAGCTCGACCCGAAAGGCCTGGAAGTCACGTGCAAAAAGTATGTGGTGATCGGCGAAACCGAGCAGTGCTGGTACATCGTGGAGGAATTCCACAACAACCTCTTCGGCGGCCCGCATCGTCAGTCGATGCTGAAGCAGTACCGAAAACGCGTGCTGAAGGATGGAGGCGAGCACGGCCGGCGATTCGCCTACACCGATAAGGCATTGGCGCTGCGTTCGTACAAGCAGCGCAAGTCCTGGCAAATGCGTCATGCCCAACTGTCGCTTGAGCGCGCCCAGGCCGCCATTGCCTATTTCGGCGACACCAGGACCGAAAGCGCGGTGCCACCTGATCGCCTGATGGTTCCGTGCGAATACATCCAGGCCATGAACTGGAGCGATTGCTGATGATCGCCACCAGCGGCGACAAGGCATTCGCCGAAATCCAGAAGATCCTGGGCCGCTTCGGCTGCGACAACTACGGGATCATGCACAAGGCCAAGGAGCAGATCACCCTGGTGCAGTTCGAACACCGCGGCCGTACGGTGCAGTTACCCGGGCACTGGGGCGGCTATGCCAGCGCCTGGCTGCGCGAGCACCCGCACAGCAGCCGTATGCGCTCGACCCCGGATGAGCACCGGCAGAAGGCTGCCGACATTGCACAAATCGCCGTCTGCTCAATGCTGCCCGACTGGGTCAAGGCCCAGGTCACCGCGGTCGAATGCAAGCTCATGACCTTCGAAGAGGTCTTCATGCCCCACATGCTGCTGCCCGACGGGCGCCGAATGGTTGAAGCCGCGCAGAAAATGTTGCCTCCGGCGCAATAACCCCAATCCCCCTACATGCCTGCCGGTGAGCGGCGGGCGAGGTATTCCTATGTCCGAAGAAAAGAATGCATTCCGCGAAGCCGCTATCGAAGCGATCTCGGATATGGCGCAGCACCTGCCGCTCGATTGTGAGTTGCTGGTGGTGGCATGCCGCCCTGGCAAGAAGGACTTTGACCTGGTGCTGCCTTCGCCCGAGTCGAACTTGAACAATGCCCTGGACGCTCTGCGCCGAAACGGCCTGAGCATCGACGGCGACAACGCCTACAAGCGTGACCTGCTGGACTGCGTTGTCGGCGCCCTGGCCACGGGCGTGCAGAACTCCAACCCGCCACCGGCCGGGCACTGGGGCCAGCGCTTCTGGGATATCGGCCGGGAGGAACGCGCCAGCAGCGAGCAACTGCTGAAAGCTCTCATGGCGCTCACCCAGATAGCGGGCGAATGCGAGCAGATCGCCAGCAACTACAGCGGCACCATCGACGGAATCTTCGAACACGGCGGCGACGATCACGAAGACCCGAGCTGCGCGATCTTCCACCGACTGTACTACGCCATGTTCGACGCGCGAGCCGCCATCAACAAAGCCACCGAATAACCACCTTCTGCCGCCCAGCGCGGCAAGGACACCCAATCCAATCATTCCACCCGGCAACGGTGTGGCGAGGTATTCCTATGGCTACTGCAGAAAATATTGATCGCTTCCTGCGCCTCGCTGAGGTGCTTCGTACTACCGGCCTTGGCCGGAACACAGTTTATCGGCGGATCAGGGAGGGCACATTCCCAAAACAGGTTAGAATAGGTCCCAACTCGGTCGCCTGGCGCCAGTCGGCAATCGCTGAATGGATGACTTCAATCACGCCCAGCAACGACCAATCAGTACATTGA